ACATCTGCTTCGTGCACCATCTCTACGGTGGTATGCATGTAGCGTAATGGCAGTGAAATTAATGCTGAAGCAACTCCGCCATTACTGTACGCAAAGGCACTGACGCTACTAGCAATACTTTCCAGCTCGTCCTTCAACCCCTCCAACTTCTCATCCAGGTCTTCAAACTTGCTCTCCAACATGAGGCGATCCAGGTCTTCAATCGTGGACGCTGCCTCATCCAACTTGTCATCCAACTTTTCCAGGGTGCAGTCCATAGCCTGAAGCAGTTCGTAGAGGTCTGCTAGCAGAAACCGGGTGATGTTGCGACGAAGGATTCTGAGCAGATGAACAATGGCCCATCCAGGGGTAGCCTGACCCCCTCGGGCCAATCTCAAGACAGTATCAGCGGTCATGTCGTAGCGACTCATGGTGTGGGTCTCCTGTGGTGTGATGTTTGTATTTACCTGTTTATAATTTTAAGGGCAGGGAGGGGCGTTGTCAACACCTGCTGGCAGGTTGAGCGCCCCTGCTTACTGCTAACCAAGCTGGATACGTTTCTTTGCCAGCAGGATGCGCAGGTTTATATCTTGCAGGGTCCGCATCACATCCTCGGTGTTGACCTGAGGGTGAGTGCCCTGTCCTTGCAGTAGTCGGGTCAGTTTTTCATCCAGTTCTTGCCTGCGGGTCTCAGCCTCGGCAAGATATTGCTGAGCCTCTTCCTGGATCAGAGCTTGTGCAGCTGCAAACAGTTCGTTCAGGTCGTTGCCTTGTAGCGGGTGTTGTGGGGTCATGGTCAGGGTTCCTGTGGTGTCTGTGATGTCTTGCGGTGTTCAGTATCAGGGCCATTCTACGACCCCTGACAGGGGTTAACCGGGTCAGGGGTCATAGGGGGTCGGCCTACTCAGACTTGGCCTTCAAGCCCTTGCGTAGAACCTGGGTGCGCTTCTTGAGCTGCCGCGCCCTGGCAGACCCGCCCTTTCCCTTGGCGTTGCGACCGGTGGAGCGGGGGGACTCGTGAGATTTCAGCATGGGCATGGCGGTTTCTCCTGTGGGGTGGTGTTTAGCGGTGTTTGTCTTTACCCCTTAATAATAACACGACTTCGGCCAAAGTTGGCAAGTATTTTTCAAAAAAAAGGGGGTCAATCTCCGACCCCCCTGCCGATAGCACACCACGCTACCAAACTTGGAAAACTTAAATTCTTTGGATGCTCGGTTCCTCAGGGATGACAACGGTTGTCCAGGCTTCTAAGGATGAGGTTGTGATACAGGGTCAACGGTAGTTGCGGTTTCATGGCTTTAGGTGGTGTTTTCGTGTTTATTCTGCGGCCCCTGGAAGGGGCGGGAAGACCCCGCCCCCCCATCGGGGTTACAACATAACGGCCTTGTCAGCGGAAGGGGTTTCTACCTCGCTGCGTCGGGTAGGAGTGGTGGCCTGACCGGTAGTCTCAGGGTCAGGGTCACCGTTGGCACGGACGGCATTCTTAGCCGCCCAGCCCCGGAGGCGATCCACGGTTGTTTTAGTGGATACTGCGATGGGCTTGATCTCCCCTGCGGCTTGCAGGAAGTCATCCAGGGAGATGAACTGTCGTCCAGCATCCAGAGCAAAGTCAGCAGCAGCACCGACCGCACTGGCTAGCTCAGCCCCGACGAAGCTGGCCGTAGCTGCAACGGCCTGGGCCATCTCATCCCCGGTAAACACCTTGCTCTCATCCCCGTAGTGAATATCCAGCAGGTGGGTGGCCAAGATCTCTTCCCGTTCTTGAGCATTGGGCAGGTCAACGAAAACGATGTGATCCCAGCGCTCTTTGCGGAGTAGTTCCGGCTTATGTTGCTGTATGGCAGAGATGTCATTGGCAGTGGCAATGAAGAAGATGTTGGCCTCACGGTCTTGCATCCAGGTAAGGAAGTCACCGATCAGGCGATCACTGGTGCCAGAGTCCCCGGAGTGTCCAGAGGCAGCAGCACCTAGGCCCTTGTCAATCTCATCAATCAGGACCACAGCAGGGGCACAGGCATTGATGAGTTCGCGAACCTTGCGGAACCGTTCGTCAGTTTCTCCAACGAACTTGCTGTAGAGACCGCCAATGCTGAGCTTAATCAGGGGAACTCCCCACTCTTTGGCCACAGTCTTGGCAATCAAGCTCTTACCACATCCGGTAATCCCGGTAATCAGGATGCCGTTAGGCAACTTGAGCTTCAGGCCGGTAGGTTGTTCAGCCTGATTCTCAACGGCCCAGAACCGACGCTTTGACCGGTTGAGCAGAACCTTGAGGTTAGGCATCCCACCAGCGGGAACATCCGGGGCCGGGGCCAGTTCAACCTTGTACTTCTTGAGCTTGGCAATCTTGGCCGCATTCATGGCCTCAATCAACCGACTGTCAATCACGACAGGGTTCTCAGTCCCTACGGCGCAACCAATCGTGTTCTCAAGCAACACCGTTTCAACTTCCTCGACGGGAAGACCCTGCGCTGCTCTGTGAAGCAAGGTGCGCTCTTCAGGGCTTAGGGTGTCTATCACCTTGCGCTCTCTGACGCTGACCTTGATGGACTCCAGCTTACGGTCAATGCGAAAGGCAAGTTCTTCCTGCTGGGGAAGCTTTAGCTCCAGATGAGGAACCAGACCCTCGCCCACTGCGCTGGTGAGATCCATGCGGGAACCGGCCAGGATGAGGCGACGGTGAACCCGAGGCAGGTAATGAGCCAGGTTCTTAATGCGACGCTGGATTTCAGACACGAAACGGTCATTGTGCTGAATGACGTTGTGAAAGTCCAGGGCAACGAAAACCCCGTTACCAGCATCCCCTTCAGGCCCGAGCCAGTCCAGGAAAGTAGCCAGAAGCTGAGCCTCATTCATTTTGTTCTTGTCAATCTCCAGCCCTGCCATGGAGTTGAAAGCGTTGGTCAGCACTTCCCCATGCAGTTGCAGGAAGTTAACGATTTCCTCAGGGGTCTTATTCTGCAGGTTGAATTCACTGGCCAGAGCATCAAGCTGCTGGGTATTGATGGTGCTGGAGGTGGCTATGTTAGCAGCGCGTTTCTTAGCGCTCATCACCCGCTCCAGGCGAGTGCCGACTTCCTGAAGGGTAAGGAACTCCAGGCGACCCCCGATGACTACGCCGCGGCAAATTCCCCGACCAGTGTCAAAGGTATAGATACCGAAGTCAATACTCATACCGACTTCACCTTTCTTGAGCACGTCCTGGATGAACGACTGTTCGGGAAGTTGGTAGTCACTACCGTAGCCGGTGATGAGCGCCTGCGCCCGTTCAGTAGCCTTAGCGTCAGATAGTCCCTTATTCCGATACTTATTGAACCGGGGACAGGTCAGGGAAGCCAGGTCATGCAGAACAGTCTGTTCTTGGCTGTCCTGGAAGGTGACGGAAATGATGGAGGTGGCAGAACCAAACTTGGCGCTGATCTCAGCCATCAAGTCAGCGTTGGTCCTGTGAGGTGCCCGAACTTTGCGGGTCTTGGAAGCAGTTGTTTTGGTGGTTACTTGAGCCATTGGAAAATTCCTCTCGGTGTCGTGGTGTGGTGTGTTAGGTGTTTTGTCTTTACCTGTTTACAACTTTAACGAAAAAAATATCAGGTGTCAACAATATTTTCAATAAATTTGGCGGCTTAAGCAGGGTCAGGGTTAGAGCTTAAGCCGCCCCAGGGTGAGCCTAGTGACTCAGCGTGTTGCGACCGGTAGACCGGGTCTTGTGCTGTTCAGTGCCGATCTGAGTGCGACGGAACTCGGGCTTGAATTCCTTGCTATCTGCACCACCTCGGGATTTCTCAATCTCTGCTGTCAATTCCTGACAGTTGGTGCCGTCACCGTTCTTTACGTCAATGGTCATTTCCCCGGTCTTAGGGCTAATGACTAGGTTGGCGTACAGTTCGTCATCCTCACGAGGGGCAAAGGCTCTAGCATTCCAGTCCTTAAGGAATTTGGGAAGGGAGAAGTTCAGGTTAAATCGCATGGGTTCAGTCCTAAAAAATGAAGGTTTAGAAGTAGGAAATTGAAACGGATTAGGGGTTAACGAGAACCGAGGCCGAGAACTCCCCGACGACGCTTGCCACTGCCCAGGCCGCTGCCGCCACCCAGGCCGCCAAATGCACTGCCCAGTGCAGCAAACTTGCCTTGCTTCTGAGGTTTGCGAACCTGAAGGATGAAGTTACCGTCTTCATCCCGAGCAATCTGGCTCACCTCCAGGTCTTTGTTCCCCCGGAGGCCCATGATTTCGTAGCAGGCGGTGAAGTAACCGACCATTTCTTCACCCGATACATAGGGGTCCGTTGCTGGCACAAAGCCGGGATTTTCCTCACAGCCACAGTCATAGAAGCCAAACTCAGCATCTTGATCCTTGAAGATACCGATGTTGCCTTCACTCTTTCTCATGCTGTAGCCGCAATTCTGCTTGGCTTCAGCAGCTTCAGCCATGGCCTTCATTCCCTTTTCGGTCACGATGATCTGACAGGGTTGTTCGCTGCGAGTGTTCCTGAACCGGGAAGATACGGTCTTGCGGGGGGCATCCATTTGCTGGGTACCCTCAAAGACTCCCAGGGCCTTGTCAATCAGGATTTCGTTCAGGGGAACGCCCATAAATTGCAGGGCATCAATCATCTGTCGAACAGATGCAAACTTGCCTTTAAGAGTGGTGAAATGCGACATACAGTCCTCTGCGATAGCGTGTGTTTTTTTGGGTGTTTGTGTTTACCCGTTAATAACTTAATGATAGGGTCTGGCTTATGGGATGTCAAGGGGTGGCTTAAATTTATTTCCCCACTTTACTTTGGCCAAAGTTGTTAACTCAATTTTGTTTGCCCCCCTCCCTCTTAACCTAAGGCCAGTCAGGTCTTCACGCATGTGCTTACTGAGAAAAGTGCTGAGCGCATTCAGGGTCTTGAAGACGGGCGACCCATCCGGGTAGGTCAGGGCAAGTAACTGTCTGCGGGTCTTGGGGCCAGTCATGAGGGCCTGAGCTACGGCCTGTCTCCGTTTGTCCCTCAGGGATTTACGCTTGGTTCTTGCGGGTCTTGGCCCCGGCTTAATCCGGTACCCTGCCATGATCCGCCTGGGCCTGCCATTGGCCACCCCGCCCAGCTCAGGCTTGATCTCGGTCTTATAGGGGAACCGTCTACCCAGCCCAGCCCGTTGCATGACGATCAGGGCGCATTCTGGGCAGACGGGATGTCCCTGCAGGTCTCCCCATTCGGTATATCGCCAATGTCGGGACTTTATCCCGCCCATGCACCAGGCATATCGACCCATCCCCCTGCGATCACGGAGGGGTTGTATCGGGGCCAACGGAACATCCCTAAGTTGTCGTAACGACTCAGGGATGTGTGCAGGGTGATGTGAACCCTGTATCAAACTGCTACCCCTCCCCTTGCCTCAGCTAAGCTGGCCAGGTCAAACGGGAACTCTCTTACTCGGTAGCGGGGTGCCCATTCATCCCAGTCCCCGCCTTTCTTGTGCTTGAGAATCACCTGACGGCCATTGAACCGGGGACGGTAGTAAGCCCCCGTCTTCCGGTTGCCGAAGGTGGTTCCATCTGGCCATTCCTGCATGTACTCAACCAAGTCCCATCCGGTCCGGATTTCCGGGTCTCGGTCAAGGCTGGGGATGATGGGGTATCGCCCCAGTTGTTTCCAGAGCACCTTTGCCCCGGTCTCAGACAGACGCTTAGCAAAGTCCTCTGCAGGCCCCAGGAAGAAGGGCCGAACTTTTTTGATACTGCCTGACTCACCGCCCATCATTACCCAGTGGATGACCGGGGAATGGCGAGGAAAGACCTCAATGCTGGACTCTGTGACTGCCTTTGTCAATCCCAGGGTCTCATGCAAGGCTCGGGGCATCGGAAAATATCGGGGCATCTGCAACGTGCGTTCCCCAGTGATTAGGGGTTCAGCACTGACAAACCGGAACTCTGCCGGGATGGAGACCAGCCAGGGTAAACGTTCATTGGCCCAACGCTGGTTGCCTATCGTGGTTCCTATCCCTATGTGCAGGGGCAGTTGCTCCAGACCCTTACGCTTGAGCCAACGCTTGATGATGAAATAGGCCCGGTCAATACGTTTGGTCAGAAACAGGCTTCTCATTTCTGGTTTGGCGTAGGCCGTATCCAGGATATCCATGAGCCAGGCGTCAGGCACCCAGGCCCCAAACAGATCTGTCATACTCCCCCAAAACCAGATCTCAGCCTTAGTCTTCCTCAGGAACTCGTCCAGCCGGGTCGTGACCAGCTCCATCTCAGGCGGTTGCCCCTGAAAAGGTCTCAGGTTGCCTCCCATGCGGGAACTTAAGTTCAAGTCCTCTGAGTAACAGTTTGCACAGGCCGGGTCCCCAGAAACCTTTTGACAGAACCAGCCATAGATACCCGGAACATCCGGGTCTTCTTTCGGGCGGACTGGATTAATCGTGTTGTCCGTCCACTGGATTGTGCTCTTACCCATCTGAGTTATCCACCTCGTAAGATCTGTCTATTTCGTCTAGTGCTTGCCTGAACTGCTCTGCACTGTAGTTAACCCCGCCAAAGGTCACCCCTCCAGGACAGAACGACAGGATGGCATAGGCCCGAGCTGTGAGATTAAAGGCATCAGCAACCTCCCCTGGTCTGGCTTGTTGGGTATGAAACAACAACACGGAGTCAGCCCGTTCTAAGACAGACTGCGCTTCGGCCAAAGTCTCTAAGTCTGCGTCTGTGGGCCCACCCTGTTCTTTCAGTCGAGCCATGTGCAAAGGGATGGCCAGGTTGAGCATGTCCCACAGCAAGTTAGAGGCCATCGTTACGCCCCCTCAACCATTGGCTCAACTCACGGGCTTTCTCCAGATCGTTCAGGACGGCATTACACATCACAACCTTGAAGTATTCACCGTTCTGAGCCTTGTCACAACGCTTCCAGGTTGCCCAGTCAATAGCCCCTATCGGGGTGTCTGTGTATAGCTCTCCCAGGCGGTTGTAGTCGTTCTTCTTGGTTCTCCCCCCTAGCTGGGGTCCAGGGTTGAAGGCCAGGGGATGAGCTTCTAGCGCCCGAGACATGAGCGCATCATAATCCTGCCAGGTGGCAAACTTGACCTGATCGCCGTAGCGCATAGTGCCTAAGCCCATCGGGAACCGGCATGAGAAATTGACATCCGGGTTCCCCCGGTCAAAGGTTGCAGCAATCTTGCAGGTAGCCAACTGGAAGGCTACGCCCCAGTCGTTCTCATGGGGCCGACGATGGCGCACCCAGTCGCCGGGGCGATAGGTAACCCCGTTCCAGGTGAACCCCTCCCCCTCCGGGTCAATGGGGGCCGGGGTGATAACCAGGGCATCAGGGGTGACCTGGATGGTTGCGTCTTCCCCGGCCCCCAGGTTTTGCTTGATGGCATCTCCCAGATCACTCATCAGGATTTTCCCCCTCCAGGAATTGCACAAACTCAGCGTTGCCCATGCCCTCATCCCCCTGGGCAGCTTGCTCCAGCAGGATGTCAGTGGCTAACGCTTCAAACGCTCGGAGCAGTTCCAGGATGTTAATGGGTAGCTTACTTAGCTTGTCCAGGGTGTCAGGGTCAGGCAGTTCAACTCCCCTCAGGCGTTGCTGGGGACCCTCCAGGTCAAATTGCACATAGGAGGGCAGGGCCAGCCGTTCAGCGACGGTCTTCAGTTCTGAGGCACTGCCAGAGATCTGGAGAGCCAATCGCGCTAGGGCCTGAATCGGAGACTCCCCCGGTAAAGGCTTCAGGTCAGGGTCAGGTAGCTCTACCTCAAAGTTGTCAAAGTCTTCTTCCCCATAGGACGCCAAATTAAACCGTTCCCGCGCCTGGGCAGGGCTTAGGTCTAAGACCTGGTGTCCCTTTTGCATGGCCTCTCTGACCGCCTTTTCAACCGCATCCCGAATAGAAACTTCAGCAGGGACACAGTTGCCAAAGAAGTATCCTTCATCGCCATCCGGGTCACCCTCAGGAACCGGGATGTTTAGTACCTGAAAATCAACGTCCTGATCTTCCTGGCAGAGGGAAACGTAAATCGTTTGCTTCACTGGCTTAAGCCTCCGGTGTTTTGTATTTACCTGTTAATAATTTTAGGGGACAGGGAGGGGCCTGTCAACCACCTCCCTGCGGTGTGAATTAGAGCATTACAGCCAGTTCGCTCACATCAGCCCCCTGGCGGGTGATGGGTGCCTCGGCAATGACTTCCTCGGGCGGCACATCCAGCCACTCAATGAACCGTTCACCGCCCAATCCCAGGTCCTCAATCTCGGCTATCAGGGTAACCTGCTGCAGATCTTTGCGGAAGGCTTGTAGACGAGAAATGAGCGCATCCCGACCATTGCCTACACAGCGGTTCTTATCCTGCTTAGCATCCTCTGCAAAGGCGTTCCTAAACTCTTCCAGCTTGACCATGAGTTCAGACTGGTCAATACCGTTACCCTCGTTCAGGGCCTCAAAGCCCCGGAGAAGACGGTACAGGACCCCGATTCGTTGGATGTGTCCCTCGATTTGACCAGACACCTTAGTTCCAAACTTCTTGTTCGGCCCCAGGTCTTCCAGCAGAGCCAGGGAGTCAGCAATATGGCCGTAGAACGCATCGCTCAAGTCCTGAACCTTTTCCCGGATGGTTTCACCCATGAGGGAAATTCCGTTGCGGAGAGCCTGGGCATAGGCTTGTCCCTGCTCGGCAGTCTCAGCCTGAACGATAGCGTCCATGGCCTGGGCGTTCCCCTGCAGGTTGGCCAGGATGGAGGGCATCTCTTTGGGGGTGGTGTTGCTAAAGATAAACCCATCCCGTAACTCGCTCACGGAGGGGAACTTATCCCGTAGCTTTGCGGTGAGTTGAGGCAGTTTCTCCAGTTCCTTTTGCAGGTTCCGGAGGCGCTTCTGATCAACCTCCTGAACTCCCCCGGTGTGCGCCTGGGCCTGGTCTACCTTGGCCTGAGCTGCAGCAATCTCGGATTCCAGCACCCGTTGCAGTTTGGCCGTGATGCGATCAACCCGGCTGTACCAGGCTTCCTCAGCCTCAGCGTGAACCTCAATCAGGATTTGCAAGACCTGATCGCGCCGGTTCTGGATGAACTCTACCCTACGCATAACCTCAGGTAAGTCCTCCCGCGAGAACATCCAGCCCTCTTTACGGCTCAGGTGCTCTCCTAATTCCTGAATCCACTGAACGAGGTTGGCCAGCTTGTTCCGCGCCCAAGACAGAGTCACGGTTTCCCCCGGCTTAACCAATTGCACTTCCTCGCCATTCTGGTCAAGCACCGTCACCAGCTCACCCTGATAGGTGGCTTGAAACAGTTCCTTGGCAACTGAGGAAGAAGTAACCCCTTCATCGCTCAGGTCTAGTCCTTCCTTCTGCAAGATCTTGGCTGGCAGACTGGCTTCATTGCGACCAGCCTGTAGGACAAAGTCCATCAAGAAAACTTCTGTGCTAATCCCGAATCCCTGAAGTTGTCGGTTGAGTGTTGAGTACGTCATAGTGTGTTACCTCGCTGTGGGCCTGTAATGGTGTTTTGTATTTACTTGTTAATAAGTGTAAGGTACTTCGGCCAAAGTCGCAAGGGTATTTTGAAAATTTAAGCCAGGTATTAAGCCATCCCTCTAAGTCAGGCTATGGGGGGATTAGGTGGTTTGCCGTATTGCAGGGTTCGGGCAGTTCTGTTAGAGTTGAGTCATCTGGCAGAGGGGTGGTGCCCAAACCAGTGTTACACCTCACAGAAAACCCTCCATACGGTGGCACTCTGTGGTGTTTTGTGTTTACAAACGGAACCCCGGCAAGCCTTGCGCTTCCGGGGTTTCGTCGTTTTGGGGATCTATTTTAGTTGACAAGAACGGACATTTTGGCCAACTTAGTTAAATCGTCTGACCCTGTTCTTAAGTAGCTCGTGTGAGAGGAAAACCCCTCTTAAATAGCTCGTGTGAGAGAAAACCCCGGAAAGCTTCATGCTTTCGGGGTTTTCTCTATTTGGATGCTTTAAGCGGATAATGTGAGAGCAAAACGGGAAAAAGCATTTAGCTCTTTAATTCCAAGGGAAAAAGCATTTAGCTCTTTAACGCCGGTCAAGTTGTCCCCTTACTCTGGCTGAAGTGAGACCGACTAGAGCTTGTTCCGTCAGGGCATTGCGATACTTAATTTCCTGCTCCAGCTGCTCCAGGCTGAGAGAGGCAAGGGCATCCTCGTATTTTTCCCAGCCCCCATACAGTGCTGAGGCTTGGGAAACAGTTTCATCCAGGGCACGAGACACCTGCAGCTTCATAGCATCAGTCAACGCCTGCAGGGCATTCAGATCGTCTTCAATGCCTCTCCAGTCAACAAAGCTGGGCATAACTCTCTCCAGGTGAGCAATCAACTTTCGGCGATTTAGTTCGTCAAAGAAAGGGTTGAAATCTAATTCACTCATGAGACCTCTCTACGGGGTCTGTCTACGGGGTCAGCCAGCTGGACCCCCTGCAAATCTGCATGGGCCTTGTAGAGACACCACGCAGCAGGTTCGTTCTGGTAGAGCCATTGCCCGACCATAGCTTGGGGAGTGAAGTAGTAAATCGTGGTCGGGGTTTCCAGCTCTATGTCAATCTGCCTCAGGGCCTCTGCTCTCTTGACCTTATCCCTGAAGAAGCCATACCAAAGCAAGATGGGCATCACCTCTACCAGAAACAGAATCAGGGTAGCTAGCAGGTTGCCAACCCTGAACCAATTGTCAGGGGTGGGGCGGTAGTGCGGCCATTCTTCATAAACCAGGCGCTGGGTCCGGTTCATCTGTCGGTCAACGTGATCCAGGTAAGCTTGCATCCAGCCTACCCAGTCCGGGGTCTTAAGCATGTTGCCTCTCCCTTTCCAACAGGGCAACTAATTCAGCTTCGTACTGGTCAATAGCTGTCCGCTTACGCCCGATCCTGCTCTCAAGGTTCAGGTGCATCGTCTTGGCATCGCTGGTGTATGCCTCTGGGTAGTTCTGGAAGTGTCGGCCCGAGGCATCAAACAGGGATTCCAGATAAGCCAGGTTCCGGTGCATGGCCTCAATGATGTCTTCTAGTTGGTCTTGCGACATAGGCCCTCTTGTCGTGGTGTTGTCTTTACCTCTTTATATTACCACGATTTTAGGCAGGGGCAAACAATTAGCATAAGAATTAGTATGAACCCTTGCAGGACAGGCATTTCAGGGATTTTACAATTAGCATAATTAGCATAAACTGGTGAAACGGCCTCATCCGTTGCAGAATAAGGGGGTCAGTGGCTTAAGCCAGGGCCGAAACCTTAGTAAATCGGTTCCCGGTTGCCAAGATTAGCATCAGAAATAGGGACCGAAACCCGCATGGATGGGCACTTTATTAGCATGATTAGCATAGGGAGTAGGGATGACCAACGTTGACGGCAGGCGGAATCCCAGGCTGTCCCCGGAAGAGAGGCGACAACGGGCACAGGCAGCAGCTCGGGCCAGGTGGGATCGGCAACAGGCTGCTAATCGGGCTGAGCAGACAGCCCAGGCCGTGGAGGTTCACGCAGAAGTTGAGGACCTGATGCAGGATGTTGCTGCTGGGGTTCAGCAGGTGACCGAACAGGGCTTTAGCTTCCGGCAGTATTTACCGGAGGAACTGAGGGACCAGTTTGCACAGGTCAGTAGCAATGGCGACCGACTCAGCAACTCTGAGCAGATTGCTTTGCTAGACCTAAGGATTTCTCAACTCTGTAGTCGATTGGACACGGCAGAGTCAGGGAGGCGATGGCGCGAGGTGAGGGTAGCCATGCGAAACCTGACCGGTGCCATGCAGAGCGGCAACACTGATGCAGTCGGGGAGGCTCTGAATGCCCTGCACATCGCGATTAATCGGGGTGTGCATGACGTTGACAACTGGGATGAAATGATGGAGGTAATCGAGACGCGAAGACGGGTCACTGAGACTGAGCTGAGGCGGGTACGTTCTGCCCAGGAATGGATCTCAACCCAGGAAGCCCTAGACCTGATCACGGTAATCTCAGAGTCCGTCAACGCCCATGTCACCGACCCTACAGCAAAGGCACTTATCGCAGCAGACATCCAAAGAACAATTGGTGTACCAGGCGCTTAGCGTCCTCTCCATCGTTAATGAACCCGTTCCGTTCCCTGAGTATGAACATGACCCGGTAGGGTTTATTCGTGAAGTCTTAGCCATTGAGCACCTGACTGAAGAACAGGTGCGAATTGCTGAGAGTGTGCGAGACCGGGCAATCACGAACGTCCCCGCTGGCAACGGGGTAGGCAAGGACTTCCTCTCTGCCCAGTTGGTGCTCTGGTTCGTGTTCTCGGTCGGGGGCAGGGTCTTTACTACGGCCCCCACTGAGAGCCAGGTGAAGGATATTCTCTGGCACGAGATACGCCTAAGCTACCGGCGTAATCGTTCCAGGTTAGGGGGAGAATGCCTGACACTTCGGCTCAGGTTGAGTGAAGCAGCTCAGGCAATCGGATTCACTGCCCAGGACTATGCCCAGGACTCCTTTCAGGGGAAGCACGGTGAAAAATTGCTGTTGATCCTGGACGAGGCAAACGGAATCAGTGAGGAGATTGACGATGCGGCCCTGTCCTGCGTGACGGGGTCAGCCAACCGACTCTTGAGGATTGGTAACCCAACGGCCAGCGGTACAGCCTTTGAGTCAGCCTGTGGACACTCAGCCATCCGAGTGCCGGTCTGGAATCATCCCAACGTCCGATGGGCTTATACACGAGACCTGTCCAGCGGGGTACATCGTCTCAGGCCAGAGGTAGCCCGACTCATCCTGAAGCCAGGGGTCTGGTGGGATGGAGCCACTTACCGGGATGAAAACGGGGAGGCGATAGATGACCCGGTTCTGGCTCAGACGGCTTGGCCTGAGCAGTTACCCAGGGACCCTATCCCCGGCGCGGTGTCAATTAACTGGATTGAAAAGATCAGGGCCACCAAGGGGGAGGGGTCAAATTTCTGGAAAAGCCGGTGCGATGCGTGGTTCCCCACCGATAATGCCCGGTCAATCATTCCCCTATCCTCATGGCTGGCCGCACGGGCCAGGTATGATGCAGACCCCGACTACTGGGATACTCTGGCCAGGAAGTCAACCTGGCGGCATGGGCTTGATGTAGGTGACGGGGGAGACCCCCACGCCCGAGCCAGTTGGCGGGGGCCGGTGCTGTATCTGGTAGAGGAAATCCCTACCCTGGGAGACCGGGAAGACGTAGGCCGGGCCGGTGACGCTGGCATTGAACTCCTGTCTACAAAGATCGGCAGCATTGCCGTGGATAACGTCGGGGTCGGGGCCGGGGCATTGAGCAACATCATTAAGGCCATTAAGAACACCCAGGAAAACCCCTGGGGCGTTGCGTGTCGCGCTGTGGGGTGTAACTTTGGCCGAAGGGGAGAAAAGGCCGGGGTTGCTGATGAGAACCTGAACCTACGCACCCAGCAATACTGGAACCTGCGACTTGGCTTAATGGGGGATGATTTAGCCTGCGCCCCCCTTGGGCACCTGGAAGATAGGTTGTTCTCAGGCTTTGCCAAGATTGAGTATTTTGAGGACTCCAACGGCAAAATCCGAATTATGGATAAGGACACCCTGAGGAAGAAGAATTATCTGGGTCGGTCTCCAGACATTGAAGATGCCACAGTCCTGGCATACAACGCCCCCCGCATGGTCAAGAGACAGATCCTCAGAGGGGGCGAACGCCGGTCTCGGGCCATCCTGGACATGGCCCCAGGCTAAACCCAAAAAAAGTTCTTGTCCCCTATTGCAACTTTGGCCAAAGTAGCTTAATATAAAGGGGTAAAGACAAACACCGCCTAAAGGAGGCGCACCACCATGCAGACCCTATCTGAGTTCTTTCAAACGCAATACGGTTGGTCCCCTGAGGTAGCCCAGGACAAGGCCAGATATTTTGCTCAACCCCTGGATGGGCCTGAGCTGCAGCGCAAAATACAGATTGGCGCTGAGTACGTGTCCTGGCTCGGTCGGCAGTAGCCACCCCCATCCTCGGAGGCGTTGACCTCCGGGGATGGCCTGAACGTAAACACAAAACACCACACCCAACACCGCCATGATCATCAAAGCCACAGACCGGCAAGGATTCCTGAAGGCCACGAAGCCCCCTCAGGTGGGGGACATTGACCAGTACGGAAATGAGATTATCCAGGTCACTCCCAAGCGCATCTGGGTCAAGGTCTCTCAGGCGTATGTAGATATGATTAATTCAGAACGATGCTCATTTATCCCAGGGCGCTACAGTGCGGATAAAGAAGCATGGCTGTGGGAACCCGAGGCGTTCGTGTGCAAGTGGAATCAGGTTCGGCGGCATCCAGGCTGGACAGCAAAGGGAAAGTCATGACAGAGCAAGTGCAGATCGGACTACTGGATGACTCCGGGGCAGAATTCTCCCCCTGCAGGACCTGGCGGTATGCGCTATGGCGACAGTGGGCGATCACGGACACCCCCAGAACAGCGGTCTGGATTGGGCTAAACCCCAGCACCGCTGATGAGACCACGAACGACCGCACCGTTAGGCGGTGTATCAAGTTTTCCCAGGACTGGAACTGTGAACGCTATGTCATGCTTAATGCTTACGGATTTCGCAGTCCCTACCCTGAAGTCATGTGGCAAGCGCGTGACCCCCTCGGCCCCGGAAATGACGAGGCTATTGCCCGATGGACCCATGATGCTCATATCGTGATCGCAGCATGGGGAACCCACTGCCCCCCGGAGAGGGAGCAGGCTATCTTGAGCCTGATTAAAGGGCCAGTGTACTGCTTGGCTTTGAATCAAGGGGGCACCCCAAAGCACCCCCTGTATGTGGCCGGGGACACCCAGCCCCAAATATTCAGACCCTAAACAAAAGGCCCCAGGGCAGCGCCCCAGGGCCTCAGGAACGGCCTTCCGGCCTAGAAAAGGTTGTTTACCACGGCCTGGGCAGCGAAGCCGCAGGTAGACCCGATAGCAACGTTGATGGCAATTTGCCAACCCAGCCAGGTGAAAAACTCACGGTCCAGGGTAACGGGCTTGGCGGTGGTGGTGGTGGTTTTCATGGTGGTGTGCCTCCTTTGGGGCGTTTGTGTTTACCTGTTAATATATTAACCTGACTTTGGCCAAAGTTGCAAGGTAGTAAAGACAAAAAGTTGGCCCAATACGCCATTTGGCTTAGGTACAAATTCCGTAAAGGGGACATGAAGAGACCCCCAAAAAAACACGGTGCCTTTATTTCTTTTGCCAAAAAGTAACCGTTTCGCAACAAACCTCTGTAAGGTTTGCTGCTGGTGGGTTACAGCCCCCTCTAGTACAGCTATTCATAGGGGGCAGTTATGGTTATCCCACTTCGGCCAAAGTGACCACAAGATATTCCTATGAATGGTCCCGGTTGGCGAAGCCTGAATCTCGTGATAAGAGACCCTTGAAACCCTGATTCTGCCGTAACATATCCCTGACAAAATTCACCAGCGCAGATTAAGGGCTGAAACCCTTACGCTGTAACCGTTTCAGAGTTGCATTAAATTTAGCACCGGGGCATTATTAAGGGGTAAAGACAAACACGCCACGGAGGCACACACCATGTCCAAACAACCTGAAACCCTGGAATCCATGTTGACCGAGATTGGCCAGGCCGCAGCGGACATCCGCGCCGGGAAGCACCGGGGGAACACCTGGAAGCAGCGCCTCACCGCTCACCGGATGTTGATGGCCACCCTGACCGATGATGAGGCCGTACTGGTAGAGGCCGACGAGATTGCCCGACGTTGGCGCTAACACCCCCACAAAAAACCCCTGACCGGGCAACTGGTCAGGGGTTTTTTGTGGGCAATCTCCGGTTAGGCAATGGTTCCTGCTGACTTGATAAAGTCAGGGGCCTCAGTAGAGGTAACCGGGGTCCCGTCGTTCGGCAGGTGGTTTTCCAGTTCCCTATAAACCTCCATGCTGGAGAAGAACTGCCAGTCCCGATCACAGTCAGCTTCCTTGCCATACACCATGACATACCAATCTCTTCTCAGGAGACTCCTGCCAGAGGCCTGTAGAGCTGGTATGAATCGGTCAACGTACTCCGGGGTAAATGCCTTTCGAGCAGGCCCCAGAACGTCGGGTTTATGGGGATACTGCAAGATTGAAACAATAGCCCCAGAACGCATCTCTACGCTTACTCTGCGGTCTTCCCCCTTAAGAACAAAGGGGAATGGGAAGGAGATTTCTTGATGCAGTTCCCATTCCTGGCCAGGGTCTCTGGAGAACACTTCCATCCTGCAGTAAGCATCTACCTTCTTCAGAGCTTGAACCTCCCAGGACTGAACCAGGGGTTCAGGTTTGCGTTTATGGACAACCCCGGCCATTGCCTCAACTACCGAGCTGGATAAGTCCAGGAATTCAGCAATCCTGAAGGCAGTTTTTTGGGGTGCCTTGATCAGGTCGCTGAACCGGATTTCCAGAAGCTGGCTGCTTGGGTAGCTCTCCAGCAGTCGCAGGGAAGGACCCTTGTCGGCCATGAAGGAATTAGCCAGGTCGCGTCGTTCCTTAGCACCCAGATCCAGGTTTCCCAGGGCTTTAAGCATCCTTGCTTGAGAGGTGGCTATATCAGGGGCGCGGCGGCTCATCCAGATAAACTTGTAGGACAATCCCTGAGGCGGTGAAAATTTCAGGGGTTCCAGAATTTTCACTGCACAACCCTGACACTCTTCAAGCCATTGCCCCTCCCCCGGCAGTTGCAGGGCTTTTTCAGTCTCATAGCTTACGGGGTGGTCATAGTACAGGGGGACACCTGCAGCCCCCAGCATGGTCATCATGGCAGAGGTGCCTGACCGAGGAAAACCAGTAACTACGATGGTGGGATCAGACATAAAGTTCTTCCTCTTCAAATGCAGATGCACAGCAGGATTGGCCACAGACTAACTTGGCTTTCAATTCTGCAACCTCAGTCTTCAGTTCTTGCACCTGCAGGGCTGGCATCTTGCCTTCTTCCCAGGCCAGGGTGAGCGAGAACATGCGCTTTGAGCTGGGGTGCTGAAAGCCGGTCTGGATGTAGTTTGGCCCTCCGTTCTCTATCAGGTATCGGCCCAGACTCTCAGCCATCACCGGGATAGCCCAGTGAGTCATCCTCAGGTCAAGGCCAGAATACCGACCAGAAAAACCTTGCCCATGCGCTGACTCAAAATTGAGAGAGAAAACTTGCGGCTCAACATCGGCCAGTTCCATGGCAGAGAACAGCAACCAGCGAATCAGGTAGGCTTGATATTGCTCGTTCTTACTGATCTGGATGGCCTCTTGGCGTAGCTTGAGCAGGGGGGCCACTACCTCAGAGGGTAGAGAGCCAGTATCCGGCAGCAGGTGAAGTTTGTACCAGAGTTCATCCAGGCTTTCGATGGGTTTGTCTGGGTCTTTCCCACGGAGTCTTTGCCAAAGTTTCTTGAGCATAAACAGAGTCCCGGCCTAAGCCGGGGTGAACGACGGTGAACGATTAAGCAGCAACGGCAACCTTGCGGGTGCGTTTGCGAGATTTTTTCCTGCCAGGAGTAATGCCTTGTTCCCTTAGCACCTCGCGCCATCCCTCTACAAATGCCTTGGCCCACTCATGTCGTGAGCTGACAATGGGGACATCGCGACTGCCAATCTGGATGTGCTTGGGCAGGGTGGTATTACCAGCCTTGGCCCACTGGCGACCAGCCCAACGACACTGAGGGCAAAAGTCCAACACTTCAGCAGAGACTCCAGGGGTTCCGAACGACGCGGCATAGGTATTCATAGCGGTGGTGTTTGGTGTTTTGTCTTTACCCTTTAATATTAACATGGTTTAAGCCTCTGTCAACACTTCGGGCAAAGTCGTTTGGCCAAAGTCCCTACAGCATGAAAGTCTTGTCAGGCAGGGGGGTAAAGATGTCCTCTACTTCAGTCAGGATGCTTTGAGCTTCTTCCGTTGCCTGAAGTTTCTTGAGCAGTTGGCCCCCGTCGTCATAGTCAAACCCTTCGCGTTTCCACTGGTCTGCCATAGCCCAGGCCAGGGAGGTTGCTGCCCTGACAGTTTTCGGGGTTAGGCCGGGTTCGTGATCGCACTCCTGGAATGGATCGCTGCCGAACTGGTAGGCAACGCTGATGGATACCGGATAGTACCCATAGGTAATGCCACCACGCCCAGAAATGCCATTAGGACGGGGAACGCCATACACCTTGGCGTAATGTTCTGCCGCATGACCCATGACATAGCGGTTTCGAGTTTGGCTCCATAAGATGGCTGAAATACCACTCCGATAGAGTCGTTCCCCGCCATCATCAGACCAGGGGTGCTCCCTGAACCTCAGCCAGTAGTTAGGCTGACGAATCAACAGAGAGTAGGTCTGGTCCTCAATCGGCCCTAGAGAAACCTTGACCCCCAGCGTTCGCATCTCAACATCCAGGGGGTTAAGGACGACTCGGCCCCAGCGGTTAACGGCAAACCCTTTCATAACATCCAGACCTTGTCAGGTCTTGCGGTCATTAAGTCATCCACTTCGGCCAAAGTCTGACGGGCATGGAGGATGGCCTTTCGTTTACGCTCAAGGGAACCCACCTCATAGCTCAGGTCTTCAAAGCCCTGGGATCTCCAGGACTTTACGGCTTGTCTGGCCGCATCGCAGGCCGTTCCCAGGGCCTCCGGGGTGAACCCGACTTCCTTACCCGTAATTGCCTCCGGGGCCTCCCCAGGACTCCCTGAGGTCTGGACATAGATTTGGATAGCGTAGGTTTCCTTGGCCAGGGCAGAAACAGCCTGAGCAATGGAAATTGGATTGCTCGGGCTGCCGGTCAAGACAATCCTTGCTGTTGATTGCATGCGGTTCCTTGCTTCATTGCGCCTCCAGAGCCAGTTGGCAACGACATTTCTCCAACTGGTGACGGGCCGGGGATTGCATCGGGAGTCGTTCCGCAGCTGGACCATATCTATCCAGCTCACTGGGTCATAAAAATAGGCTGTCACTGCAGGGAATTCAGGCGGGAAAAAATCAATACACACCCTAACCATACGCTTCTCCAGCTCCAGCGTATCCAGGTCAAGGCGTTGGAACAGGAAAAAGTTAGCACCGGGGCAGGTGTCTGGGGTGGGGTGGGGAGTTCTCATAACATCCAGGCTTTATCAGGCAGGGGGGTAAATAATTCGGCAATTTCAGCCATCACGACCGGGGCTGACCGGATTCGTTCTTGTTCCTCAAAGTGCCCCTGCTGCCACTGACGAACCCGATACATGGGCAGGTAACCATCATCAAGCAGTTCCTTTTGGTAGGCAAAACACCGCTCTAATCCAGCTCTCAGGCCGGGGACAAGCTGAGACAAGGCCCCTGACCCCAGCGACGGGGTGAGGACAGAACCTTGAGAGCAGGTGCAGGTTAACCTGACCCCTGACTTGAAGCGGTTACTTGTCATCGGCTGATCCTCAGGCCTGTAGTCCAGGAACCGCTTAAACCGATAGCCCCGGCTGTGGGTCCGCATGTGCTCTTTAAGATCAACATTCGGAAAGGCGTAAGACCTATCTGAGATGTGACACCACTCACGATGACTACTCCTGTCCAGGTTTACGGCACTCACGAACTCCCGGTATTTATAGGGCCTACTGCGAGAGATGCGCTCTTCCATGGCCGTTAGCAACTTCTCTCCCTCGGGCTGACCAGCCCCGCTGCCCAGGTTGTGTTTGTCCAGGTATCGCTCCAGCCAGGCCAGATCATCAAAGGTGTCAAAAGGAAACCGGAACCGGAGTAGTTTCATATCCCCAAAATCATAGGGATTGCGATTAATGCGATGTCGCCCACCCTCATCCAGGACAACCGGCATCTGCTCCACCTCCAGGAAGATAGCTACCCTGGCATGGGCCAGGAAGCGGGGTGGATTATCAAAGTCTGGCTTGGCGTACTCCAGTCCCGGTTTCACAGCATCCACACCTGCTCTGAAGGGGCAAACAGTTCGGAGACTTCAGCCAAAGTTTCCCTAGCCTCAGATTCAACCAGTTCTTGTTTCCGGGCTTTTTCCTCCGGGGATTCCTGGGTGAACCGTTGGCCAGTTCCCCGATCAATGCCGGTGTTGATGATTAAATAACCCTTATTGATCTTTTGATTTGCCTTGGTACGCAACACCTGTATGCAGTGATAAAGCCGACTCCAGGGAGGAAGCGTTGACGCTGCGCCGGGGTAAGTCTTGTGTTGTCCGTTGGTGCCGTTGCGGCCATAGTGAACATCCGGCAGGTAGTCTATCTCCTGGTCACGCTCCAGGGCTTGACACATAGCCTCATAGAACTCATTCAGGCTCATGCCGGTACCTTGGCAAAGTTGAGTGAAGGTGCCTGGGGCAATTTCCTGGTCAATAGCATTGGCCAGTCTACAGGCAAAATAATGATGGTCCCTGATCGGAGTCAGGGCAGATAGCCTGTCCAGGTTCCCCAGATAGACGGGGAAAGAAATGCCTGAAAGGGAAAAATTAATCTTTAAGTTACAACGATAAAACTTGTCGCTATTGCCTCGTCTATATTCAAGTAGCATGGTGTTTTCCTGTAGCGTAGGTGGTGCTTTGTGCGGTGTTTTTTAAGTGTTTGTCTTTACCCCTTTATGTTACTATAAAGGGAACCTGCAGGCAAGAGGCAAAATGAAACCAGACCTGAGAGAAACCCTGATTATTGCCCTGGTTGGGCTTACGGTAGGCAGCTCCATCAGCCTGACGGGGTTACCCCTGTTTACTCAGTGCCTATCCGTGTTCGTTCTCGTCCTTGTCTTTGCATTGATGAGGTTTAACCTGCTGTGATTACTCAAGAACTACTGGACAGTCTGGAGCAACACTCCCAGGAGTTGTCCGCGCTGGAGTGCGACGGCATGAGTCGTGTGATCAGTCACCTGCTCGGTCAGGCCGGGGTAGAGCACATCCCTATGGTGGGCGCACTGCGGATAGACCATTCAGGCCAGGTAGACGGCATAACGCCCCATGTTTGGATTGAGGTTCCTTGTCATGAGCAAGAGAACCAGATTCTAGATTTTCGGGCTCGGTACTGGCTGGCCAGCTGGGACCCCAATCTGATCCCTCACGGCCTGCTCTATGCCAGTGCTTTTCCGTGGATAAGATATCTGGGTAAGCCAGTTCCTGGTGCCGGTGACGATTCCTGGTCAGGCCAAATGATTTATGGCATTCTGTTAAAGACTGGAAAACCAGTCAGTTATAAAGAACTTTTTGAGTCTTCCCTTTAGTCAGTTTCTTGCCAAGACCAGAACTGAAGTCAGAACGTGTCAGAGCCTTTAACTGGACTTGACTTAGAGCTAAGAAGCGCAATGAGTGACGGGACTTTGGTCCTGCACTATCAACCTATAGTTCGTATTTCAAGCGGGGAAGTCGTCGGGGCTGAGGCCCTGTGTCGCTGGCTTACCCCTATGGGCATAAAGACCCCCATGATGTTCCTGCCGTTTCTATCAGGGTGCATTCTACAGGAGGTCTGTCTTTATCTGGCCAAGATAGCTTGCAGAGAGGCCAGAGAACTGCCGATATGGGTAAGTATCAACCTGAATCCATCCCCCATAAATGACGGGGACTTCGTGAAGACTTTGGCCAAAGTCCTGTCAGACAATCAAGGGTGCGGCCAGTTGGTCTTGGAGCTTACCGAGGAAGCTGCATTTGATAACTATGCTCTGATCACCCTGAGGGAGTTGGGATACCCCATCGCGATTGATGACTGGGGCACAGGCTGGAGTAACCTGTTTTCGTTAATTACCTATCAGCCAGAAATCATCAAGCTGGACAAGCAGCTTACTTCTGGGATTGCGGTCTCTAACATTCATGCTGAGGTAGTGATATTTGCTCTGCACATGGCCTCTCGCATGGGCATTCACGTCATAGCGGAGGGGATAGAGACTGAAGGCCAGGTCAGGTTCTTAGGCGCTAATGGATGCACCTATGGTCAGGGATGGTACTGGTCAAAGGCCCTTTCCCTTGAAAGCTTAAAACTCCTGATTAACTCCCAGGGGGTTAACAACGTTCTCCAGGAAAGCATTTTCAGGAACTAGCCCCAGGGCCTTGAGGGAGTGAACAATGAAGTCTGTGTCAAAGAGTAGGCCGGTCTGCACATACACAGACACGGACACCCTATCAAAGGTCTCGCCTATCTCAGGGTCTACAGTTGGGACCGTGAAGGAAATCCAATGGAATGAAAAGCCTGGAATCTTGACCCCTGCAGCAGGAAGGAGGTTGCAGGGTACTGTTTCTGCTCCTGTCAGGGCAATGATCGCAACGTTTTCAACAGTCTGAAATTCATTAGCAGACTCCAGACATTCCAACGCAACCCTAAACATTAATTTGTCAGGACATTTCAGCAGAGCCAGGGCTATCCCCTGAAGTAGTTTCTTGCTCGGGCCTGGCTCATATTCCATCAGGGCCAGCTTTGCCGTGAGGACAGGAAAACCTACGCAAAACCTTTGGTGAGTTTCAGTTGCAAACATAACGGTGCAGGGTGTTTGTATTTACCCCTTTATTTTACTCCAGGTAAAACGGGATGTCAAAATCGTGCAAGATGCTTTAATTAGGGTGATACCACAGGCTTAAGCCATGGCAATTTCTAAACTGCTCCACGATGAGCTGGTCAGGGTTTCAAATGCACCGTTTGAGCGGTTCCTGGATGAACCAGAAATTGAAGACCCGTACCTGCGAGACAGGCTAGGGGGAGACTACACCCGGCTTGGTTCCGTAGAAAAAGACTTGCACGTCAAGTCCTGTTTGGAGCGACGGGGACAGGCCATCTCTGCCAGGGACAGGAAGATCCGCCCTGCCAGTCAGAACCCGGAAGATGTGGCCATTGCAACCCTCTCTCAGTGGGTGATTGATAACCTGCCCTGGGATGAGGTGGAGCGAAAACTTTGGAAGCAGGCTTACATCGGGGGGCGGGGGCATGCTGAAATGCTGTGGGAAACCCGGCCTACTCCCCGGAGTTTGGTCGAAGGAGAGTTTGAGCAAGATGACCGCACCGGAACGGTGAAGGTGATTCGGCCCCCCTACCCTTACCCCTGGATTACGGTTCCCAGGGAGATACGGAACAGGAAGCGGGAACGATTTGTCTTCCGGCCCCCCAGCAAAAAAGTTAGGCAGGTGAAAGACCCGAGTCAGGTTAATGACCTGAATCCGGTTAACCCTGATAAGCCCTCCCGAATCAAGCTACCGCCCCAGCAGATCATGGGCTGGGAGTTGAGAATACTGACCAAGGACGAGCCGATTAAGGGGGAACCGGCCCCCATCTTCAAGTTCATCCATCACAGCTTTGGCAGTGAAACGAGCAACCCCAACGGCAAGGGGGTGGGCGGCGATCTGTTCTGGCCAGTAACCCTCAAGAGGGAATTCGTTGCATTCTGGGCTATCTACGCAGATAAGTACGCCGAGCCAGGGAAGTACGGGACTTACCCTGATGGTGAAGACGGCAGCTTGCTGGAGGAATTCTTTACCACCTACGGGCGCAACTCCTGGGCCAGCCTACCGGAGGGTTACAAGGTTCACCTGCTAGAAGCAGCTCGCGCCGGGTCCATCAATACCTACGAAAGTTTCATGAACTGGATTGATGGGCAGATCTCTGAACTCATCACCGGCCAGGCCTATGGTGTTGCAGCAACCCAGGGCCTCAGCGGTGCCCCGGCCAAGAACGATGAAGAGATAAGACAGGAATGGGTCAAGGCAGACAGTGACCTGATTTGCCCGTCTATGCGGAAATATCTGTTTATCCCGTTAACCGTGTTAAATATTCCCACGGCAGAGCCGCCCCAGTATTGGCGCGACTTTGACGACCAGGAAGACTTGAACGAGCGATCAGATCGGGATGACAAACTCTTTAAGCAGGGGTATCGCCTGAAGCCCTCTGCGGTCGTGCGTATCTATGGCGATGACTATGAAGATATCGGGCCCACAGCAGACCCCAGGCCTGACCCAGATGAGGGCCAGCCCCGCAGCAAGGTTACCCCTGAGGGTGACGGGGGTGATCCGGGGGAAGGCCAGAGAACCCCGGTAACCATAGAGACCAGTGAAACAGAGACCAATGAAACCAGCATCACCCTGAACGACGGGGATGTCTGGAAGGGGTACGGACATTGGCTATCTCACCACAGGCAGGGCGAGTACGCCGCGCCTGAGGGGGAACTACCCCAGCCCTACCTTGAACTGGAGCAGGCCGTTTCAGGGGCATTCTCCAGGGGGCTAAAAGCAACCTGGGATTTAGTCCTACCTGTCGTCACCGGCAGAAGCAAGAAATGGCAATCTGCTTTGGCCGAAGTGGTTAAAGGGGGAGAGTTCCGGGGGGTAGCAGCGGCCCTAGGAGATCAGATTGCTCTGGGACTGGCATCTGCAGATGCAGTAGGCCGGTTCAGTGCAACAGTTGAGTACCTTCCAGATCGGCTGGAGGGAGAGCCTACCCTTGAGGCTCTGACCGGTCTCAACCCTGATGAAAAGCTCAGTCAGGTGGCAGCTCTGGCCGGGGTGAACACAAGCCGGATTCAGGATGCCTACAGCTGGGGCGAGGAACTAGCTCGGGCCAGCCTGCTGGGTCTGGTGGCCTGGGTCATGGAGAGTAAGGGGGAACTGGCCAAGGCTAAGGGCGAGAAAAAGGCAGACCAGAGAGCCAGAGTGACAGAACGTGCTCAACAGGCCGGTTGGCTGGTGACGGCCAGTGATAATTCCAGTTCCAGTAGTCATGCCGAGGCTAGTCGGGGACGGTTTGCCTCGATGACGCTGGTCTGGTCTGCCTACATGGCCGGATTTGAGCAGGTCATGAATGCCAGGGATGTGATCGCACTCTACCCCTACTCCCGATGGCGACACCGAACCAATGTCAATGCCAGGGAGCATCATCGCAAGTTGGACATGCTCACCCTGAGTAGCACTGACGCATTCTGGGCGCAATACTCCCCCCCGAACGGCTACGGTTGCCGGTGCCTGAAGGAGTATCTGGCGTCTCTGCCTGAGGGAGTAACCCTGGACGTTTCCCCGGCAGCAACCATCACGATTGACGGCATCCCGGTACTGGCTGAGTACGTTGACGGGACGCTGGTGCCTCTGGTGGATGACCCGAGCTGGCTGGGGTCACCGACTGTTGATCGCAATCGCACTGCGGCCCTGGATGCCGTAGAGAACCGACTACCGAGCTGGTTACGCACTTTAATCTAAAAACCCATGAAACTAATCCTGTCTCAAGACACCGTATTCAAGCCTTCAGCAGCCCAATCTTCTGAACTACCTGACCAGGACCTGGCCAGCGTGGCAGAGGGGACGGAGTTCAATGTCCTTGCTTATCGAGAAGAAGGCAGTCATCTTGTGGTGACGTTGGACCCGGAATCAGAAGACCTGGCTGAACTGCACCACAGCGGAAAGAATACATGGTGGGTCTTTAAGGGCCATATCATTGACCCGGCAGGGTTCAGCCCCGACAACGACCCCCACGATGAACCAGCTAAGGCCCCTGCAGAGGACAGGGGATTCAAGTTTGATATACCAGGTTTGCCGGGGCCTCTGTGGAGCAATGAGGCTATCCCAGGGACGCATCATTTCAAATGGCGCGAGGCACTGCACTTTGACCGGAACGGGAACTTTCGTAGGCCCCACGATGAGGAAGTTACGCGGAATATCATTCGCATTGCTGGCGTGATGGAAAACGTTCGCATCCGCCTGGGCAGTGAGCCGGTGACCATCACATCTTGGTACAGGGACCCGGCAACAAATCGGCGAGTCGGAGGCGCTAGCCAGAGTCGGCATATGCGTGGCGATGCCGTAGACTTCCGGGTTCCAAGTCGCACTCCTAAACAGGTCTATGCCGCCCTGGATCGCTGGTGGCACATTCAGGGCGGCTTAGCTGCTGGGGTAGGCTTTACTCACATTGATGGCCGGGGTTATCGGGCCAGGTGGAGCTATCCAGGGGCTTAAGCAAACTCAGGAAACTTGACCTTGAAAGCATCCATGTCAACCTTGAGCACCCAGGGGCCGCAGAAATCAGCGTAGGTCACAATTTCACGACCATCCGGGGTAACCATATCCTTCAGGGTGCGACCAGAGGTGAGCAGGTAGTAAACCTGTTCCTCAGTTGGGTCATAGGGCCACTCCCCGGCCAGACACAGGGCTAAGGTTTCCTGCAGTTTATTGCAGGGATTAGCAACGACCTGGCAAATAACTTGCTCAAAAGTAGGATAGGCAGCGGTCATGGGGTGTCTCCTGTGGTGGGTGGTGTGGTGTTTGGCGGTGTTTGTCTTTACCTCTTAATATTAACCTGACTTTGGCCGAAGTTGCAAGGGGGTAGCCAAAGTTTTTTTGGATTATTTTCTAGACATCCAGCAGGTGGTCAGCCTTGACGGTTGACTTAATGCCAGGGAATTTTTCAAGTTCTGGAAAAACGTCTTTCACCTGCAAGGGTTTCCCATAGATCAGGGAAAACAGCAGCGTCAATCTGGCTCGGGCGCGAATCCAGGGCACCTGATCGCCTCGTTCAAACTTACTCAGGTGGGTTATATCCAAGCTATCCATCTGCCCTAGAAAGTCTTGCAAATTGATGGCCCGTAGGGATTCCAGGGTGATTTCTTTACTCGGAAACTCAATCAGTGCATGACCGGTTTCCCCATCAATCTTGAGGGTTCCCAGCACTGCAAGAGACTGGATGAGGCCATACAAATTGCACACGCTGGCCAGGGTTAGGCCCAGTTCCGTTCGCATTTCTCGGAGGCGCTGACACTTCGGAGGGTCATTTCCTTTTAGGGCTAGCCTTGAACTTTCCGGCTCAAGGTATTGCAATAGTTCTGTCAGCTCGTCAGAGTTAGTGCCCATCGCTATCTCACTTGCTTGATAACCGCACGGGTGGCTTTTCCGTCCTTGGGTGCATGTTTTTCATGTCCTGAGGTGGCTTAAGCCACCTTTACACAATCATAAGGCTAGCCTTGAAACTTTGGCCAAAGCGCGAATACCTTGGGTCAGAGCAATCTTGGAGTTTTTACAGGTTCCGACATGCCCACGACCATTGCCCCTGAAAAGCCAACTGGTAAAAACAAAATTCGGATAGTCCTGTTTGAAGGGGATGAGAATCTAGTTGGCCTGGAGATATTCAGGGCTGGTCTGCATACGGACTCAATGGGGTTCAGCAAGGAGTGGACCCTAGAAGAACTGGACGAGATGGTTCAGTCTTACAACCCTGAGGTGTTCCGCGCCCCGTTGATCGTGAGCCATGACGTAGACGGGCACTTTGCGGACCCTGATGGTGCCGGGGACGATGCAGAGAAGCACCAACAACTCTTGCTCAGGAACCTGGCATTTGGCTTTCCCAAGTTTCTTAAGAGAGTCGGGGACAGCCTGTTTGCCTACTTTGAAAAGATTGCTCCCATTGCAAGGGAGTGGATTCAGAACGGACAGATTACAGGCATTTCCAGTTCAATCTACTTTGGAGATGCCCCGACTAATCCCAGCCCCGGCAAACTTGCGCTTCGTCACATTGCCTTGTTGGGAGTTGATCCGCCTGCAGTGAAGGGGATGTCTCTTGACCTATCCGAGGACAACATCCCGGAACACACCGTCTTGCTCAGTGAAGAACCCAGTCGTTCAGCAAGCGAAGGGGTTCACGATTTTGCATTTTGGGCTGCATCCAGTGACTACCTCTGGGCGTTGTCTAATGCAGTTCGCGCCTCTGCTGACATGCTCGGGCGGATGCGTGATCGCATCATCGCTGAACAAGGGGTAGAGGCAGCTGAGGCCGTTCTACCCAAAGAAACCCTTGACCAAATGACAGCCCTGGTCAGTTCCCCGGAGCAGGGGGAAGGATTGGTTGCTGACATAAGGGACCTAGAAGACCTAGAAGACCGGATGTATCGGATGTTCAACGACATCTATGCACTGGTTGAAGAAAGACTTGGACAACCCGTTTACCAGGAGGAAGACACTATGCCATCCAGTGCAAAGCCCAAAGGCACTCACTCTGATCCAGCAACCCCAGAGCAGGATGCAACCCCGACCCCGACCGTTCCTGATGAGGGCAATCAAGGGGACGGCAATCAGGGTCAGGAGTCAGGGCCTCCTTCTCCGGTTCCACCTGGAGAGGAAACCCCGCCTGAGACTCCTTCGGCTCCATCCCCGGCCCCGGCCCCGAACACAGATCCAGCTCCAATCCCTCACCCCTCCCCTGATCAAACTTCTGCATCATCTATGGACGCTCTACAACGTCAACTCCAACAAGCCCTGGGCCGAATCAGTCAACTGGAATCAGATCGCAACTCCCTAACCACAGCTCTGGCCGAGCAACAAGCCATAGCCAGACAGTCAGACTGGAAGGCCGCAGTCAATCAGATGAAACTGCCAGCCTCAATCCTGAATGGCCACACGGCAACGCGCCTGCCTGGGGTGATGAATCACTCTGAGGGAGAGCCATACACTTTGGCCGAATTTGGCGCATCCCTGGGTAAAGAGCAGGGGGCCTGGTTCAGGTCTCACCTGGAGTCGGTTGCTGCTGTGTTTGCAACCTTGCACGAGGAACTGACCCCGGATGATGGCGGCGAAAGTGTGGAAGCTGTAACCCCTGAAGATCTGGTTCAACTGGCTGAAACCTACCGACATCAACAAAAGCAAGCTGGCAAAGAAGTAGACTTCAAAGCCGCTCTTGACCATGTGATTGCTGAAAACAATCTCCAGGTTTAAGTTTCCCCGTTCTTCTGTTTGTCTGTTTATCCGTGACAAACGGTTTTTCTTTACCCCTTTACCCCTGATAGGAGACCCAGATGCCGTTAATCCAAAGAAATGGGATTACTACATCCTTCCGGTGCGGAGGTGATATCCGGCCCAATCGCATCGTCAAGTTTGGCGCTGATGACGGGCATGTCGTTGAAGCTACTTCTGCTGCTGACTTTTCACTGGGGGTGAGCTACATCCCTGACAGCGTAGATGACCCCTACCCCATCGGCCAGGAGAGGCCTGAAATCAAGCTTGTGGAAGGTGACACCGTGGATGTCGTGATGAGCGAGTATCCACGGGTTCTGTACGGCGGCGTCGTTGAGCGGGGTGCTCCAGTCACCTCTGATGCACAGGGACGGGCCGTTACTGCTGCTGCTGGCAACCAGATTCTCGGTTATGCCGGCATCACTGCTGCTGAGGGAGTTATAGGCCCTGTCGTAATTTTCCGCAGCGTACACCCGTAATTCTTTTGTCTTATCCCCTGTCCCTAAGGAGTAGGTAACCCATGCCACTAGCACAATTTCCCGTAGACCGTCGCAGAACGGCCATAGCCATCCAGTACACAAATGAGGAACTGATTTCAGACATCGTTCTTCCCCGTAAGCCCGTTGGCGGTGAACGGTTTGACTGGAAGCAATACCGACTGGATGAAGCCTTTAAGCGGGTTGACACGCTCGTAGGCCGCACAGGTCAGGTGCAGAACGTTGAGTTTGGTTTTGACATGCGGGAAGGCCGCACCAAAGATTACGGTCTGCAGAATCCCGTTCCGCAAAAGGACATTGACAACTCAGGCCCCGGCTATGACCCGCTGGATGAGAATACTGAGCACATCACGAACTGGATGTTGCTTGACCGCGAGTTGCGAGTAGTTAACACGGTTTTCAATACCAACAACTACCCTGCTGGAAACCTGATGACCCTGGCGGGGGCAGACCAGTTCAGCAACTACACGATTGACCCAACGACCCCGGCCACTGAGAGCGACCCCATCGGGGTGCTTGAGGAAGCCAAGTCCGTCATGATTGCCAAGCCCAACATGGCCATCATGGGGGAAAATACCTGGGGCTGGATTCGTCGGCATCCCAAGATGATCTCGGCCTATCACGGTAACGATGGTCGCAACGGTCTGGTGCCCAGGGCGTTCTTTGAAGAAATGTTCAACATGCAGTTGGTCGTAGGCAGCGCGTGGCTGGATACGAACCGTCCTGGTATGCCTGCAAACCTGTCTCGTCTGTGGGACCACGACATTGCCCTTCTGCGGATTGACCCGACAGCTACGGTGCAATCCGGGATGACCTGGGGCCTGACGGCTCAATGGGGTGCCCGTAGAACCTATAACTGGTTTGACCAGGACATCGGCTTAGATGGAGGTCGCTACGTGCGCGTAGGGGAGCACCTGCAAGAGATTGTCACTGCTCCCATGTTCGGATTTCTCATCAAAGACGTTCACCCCTGATAAGTAGCCATGGCAGAAGACACCCAGTCATCCCCTGAACTCAAGTCTTATAGGGTCCTCAGTCGGCTCAGGTATGGGGGAACCTATGTGAAAGGGGATACTGTTCAACTCCCCGAGGATGTTGCTAATCGTCTACTCAGCTTGCCCCATCAAGTGATTGAGGCCATTGAACCTGAAGACCCTGCTGGTCATACAGAAGTTGCAATTTCTAATCCAGAAGTGCAACTGACTGATGAGGAACCAGCAGAAGAATCAGAGCCGGTAGACATCAACTCAGCTTCCCTGGATGACCTTATCCGGGTCTTTAGCAAGGTCAGCGGCATCGGCAGGGGGTCAGCCCAGGCCGTGGTCGATAATCGGCCTTATGAATCCCTGGATGAGGTGCCCGACAAGGCAGACCTAATGGGGACGGCTCGGGCTAAGTGGCCTGAGGTAAAACCCTTGTTGGTCTGCAACCCGGAGTAACTTTGGCCAAAGTATGCAAATCACTCCCGGCAGGTTATTTGAAAATACCTTTGCCATTGAAGCAGATGGACGACTTATAAACTCTGATGAACTGCCCGTAGTCTCGCTAATTCACAACACCCAGCTGATCAGTGTTGAAGAAGTGTCGGTGACGGTGAACGGGTCGATTGTTAAGGGGGTCTACGGATACAGCTTCCCGGCCCCGGAAACTTGGGATGACGGAGATACCGTTTCCCTGACGTTTAACTATGCTCTGGGCGGAAACGAGTTTCAGCAATATGTCTCCCTGGGCGTCGTCGGCCAACCTGTTCCAGGCGGTGACTCGGGCGGTGACTCGGGCGGTGACCCCGTTATCATTCCTGGTTATGAACCCTTTGCCTATGCAACGACCGTTGACTATCGCACCGCAGGGGAGTCAGGGGGCCTGGATGCTCTGGACCTGAGCGATCTGGATAATCTGAATAATGGACAGATCAATCTAGTGCAAATCTGGGATGCTCTGGTGCAAGGGGTGTCAGAGATGGAACCAATCTTGGCAGCCCGATACTCAATCCCGGAACTCAGGGCCATTAAGCCTGTTCCCAGGGCTTTAGCACACATCAATATCCAGTTAGCCCGTTACTTCCTGGATTTGCGCTATGGAGCCAGAGAGGATGTCCGAAAACGCTATGACGACACCCTGGCAAGGCTTAAGCGCATAGCCAAAGGGGAAGAGATATTGCTGGATGAGGGAGGGGTGCCCATCACCCCTGGAGACCCAGAAACCCTCAGGGTGGGCGGTAGCGTTGGCCGTGGAACCAGAGTCTTTACGAGAAAGGGTTTAAGTGGCTTAATGGGTTATTAAGAAGTTCCACGTCGTAATCTCTGCAAACATTCAAAGCGGTGTGCTGCAAGGCATACCGTTTTTATTTTATTTACCCCTTTACAAGTTAGGGGCAGGGGAGTAATATAAAAGGGTAAAGACAAAACACGAAAGACCCGATGACAGCCCAATGCACCCTTGACCTGTATAGTCTTCCCCCTGAGGAAGAAACGAACGTTTCAGGAGTCTCCATTGCCGATGGCCTGCCCAGTGCAGAGACAGGTCTGGTCACCCAGATAGACGGGGCTCTCGTCGTTACGGAAGACACCCCGGATCACGCTGGTTTTAGGGAATGGTCCTATTGCGAGGGTCGTTGGATAGACCGGGGCAATCAGGCAATCTACCGCCGCGTCTTACAGAACCTCACTACCCCTACCAGACGGTCTTCCCTCTGGCTACCTGCGGGGACACAGCCATGTTGATAGGACAGGACACAGCCCCCCTGGGGCAGCTTCAGGACTCCATCACGCGCACCATGATGGCGGCATCCCCTAAATATTGTCACCAGCTCTGTCATTTGACAGCCGCAATCGGGGCCTTTGCCCTGAGAGACCTGACCCATGAATCCTGGGATATTGGCGCTGGCTCCATCAGTGTCAGGGTAGCCGAGCCGGATAACTCGGGTTTCCCGCCGTGGAGACTGGAGATGGACTTTAACAGCGCCGAGAACAAAGCAGCTCAGGCAGAGGGGCGCATAGACGAGTTTCATGCCTGGAATATTTTGGTGGGAGATGTTGAGCCGGGGACGGTCATTGACGAAAGCAACGACCATGAGATCATCGTCGTGGACTTTGCCGCCATCTGGTGGCCCAGCTCTTGCAAGGAAATGGGTGTTCCCTGCAACCGGGTTGATCTTCCTGCCGTCGTCTGCGGCCACCCGAATGCTCTGGCCGTGGTGAAAGACCTGGCGTACATCCCAGAACCGGGCTTGACCCAGCAAATCATCCCGCCGAACGTAAGCAGTATCAGGGCGTTGATTCCTCTCTGGCGAGAAATTGCGCAACAGTCCGGCCTCTACGCTGATGACTTCGGCCAAAGGTTACATGAAGACATCCTGCAACGATGCGTTGATGGGTGCCTAACATCTTGCAAAACACAAACACCACAGGAGACCTTGGCTAATGCTTGATGACGACGTAATTCTGAGCAACGGCCTGACCGGCATCACGACAGCACACCTGGATCAGATTGTGAACATGATGAAGGGGCTTAATGATTCAAGTCCCCACACCCTGAACCATGCCCGACTCATAACGGACCCTTTGGACTGGGAAATTCAGCGCAACGGGGAGGTGTTGCTATTTGATGCAGATGCCTACATTGACTGGCTTGAACGACAGATTGACATCTCTGCTGCCATCCTGGATATGGACACTGGCCGGGCTTTTGCCTGGAGAGTGCATCACGCAAAGACTCGCCTGGTCATGGCCGGTGGGGATGGCATAGCAGGCATGGAAAAGACAGGGTTTCATTCCATGCGAGTCTGGGATGACCAGGGCAATCATGCCTGGGCGTTTTTTACGGGGGACATACCCGTTCCCATCCTATGGGACAACGAAGACACCTGGATGAGCCTGACTCCGATGGAAATCATCACCTGCAAACCAGGGATAGAAGCTGCCCATGGTCATGTGTTGATCGGGGGATTGGGCCTGGGCTGGATGGCCTCTGAGATTCTGGCCAAGCCAGAAGTTGAGACCGTGACCATAATTGAGATTGACCCTGCCGTAGTTGATGTCTTTAACTGCATTCCAGAAAGCAGTCCCCATGCTGACAAATTGGTAGGCACATTCAGGGGAGACCTGTGGGAAACCCTACGGTGTCATCAGGAGAGTTGTGCTGCAGGCATTGAAACCCCTTACGATAGCTTCATCCTGGATATCTGGCCAGGGTACGGAGATGCCAGCGATGACCCCCAGCTGGCTGACTTTAAGGCCTGGGCAGAGGGCAGGGGCAATACAGTCTGGGCCTGGGGAGACCGACCCGCCTGGGTCAGGGAACGGTCTATCCAGGGGAAGGCCCCCCTGAAGTGGATTGAACATCCCTCTGTCCCTGCCGTATTCCAGGATGGAGCCAGGGGAGAGAAATTCCCAGTACACCCTTAAGCTGGAGGGGAGTTCTCCCCTTCAGGACATGCACATTCAACCGGAACTATTCAACGTGCAACCTCAACTCAACCGCCCTGCAGATGACCATATCCGTGGGGCTATTGCCCTTGCCTTCCCCGGTATTCGCTTTGACCAGACATCCCGACCGGATGAGTTTTATGCAGTCTCCAGCCTCAGCTTGCAGCTCAAGATAGAGCTTTGGGTGACATCCTTTGGGGCCAGCGCCGCCATACGCACCACAGGCCCTCAGGGAGTATTCCTGTTTCACACAGACGGGACATTAGGCTTAACCCCTGAAGAAGCTTTGGCCAAAGCCAGAAACTGGGCAGAAGATCTCATGCTGGATCTGGAACACGCCATCAGCCCTCACTCCTAGACCCGGCAAAGTTAGGTAATCTCACCGGGGATAAATAACCCGGATTAAGCAATTATAAAGGGGTAAAGACAAAACACCACCAAGTTTCGCCCTATGAACAAGCCACTTGCAATCACCTTCACTACTCTTACTGCCCTGGGTTCCGTTGCTGCTGGAGCAGCTGTTGCGGCCCTGCCCTCAGGTGCCCCGAGCATTGCCCCTGAGGGCGCAGCTTCAGACGGCTGCATCATCCACTCCACGCAAGCTCCGGCTGAGCTACTGGCCAAACGGCGACGGTTTCCCATCCCTGTGCCTATCAACAGAAACCCCTTGGCCCTCACTCCAGTAGACCAGGGGGGGCCTGAACTGCCAGACACCACCAGACCCCTTCCTATTCCAGGTGCAGTTGCTCAGGATACTCAACAGGACGGCAATGGGCAGAGGACATACCGTGGATCAGGCCGTATCTCTCGCCTGGTTCCTACCCTCAACCCTGACGGCACCATTGCCTTTGCTCTGGTCAGCTCAGACCTGGCTTAAGGGTCCGGTAGACTAATACTGGTTCAGCAAAGCCCCGACTCTATGCGGGGCTTTTTCGTGTGCAGTTTTAAGAGTACGCAATTTGGCGTATTGCCCCGAAACCCCGTAGTTATACGGGTTCAGGGCCTCTGCATGGTGTTAATATAAAAGGGTAAAGACAAAACACCAAACACCACAGAGACCGCCATGAAAATTATCCTTACCCTTGCTGGAGTCGTTGTCGTTGGTAGTCAGCTTGTTCAAGCCGGGGTCAACGCTATGGCCAACTACGTTGAAAGCCGGGGCACCGTTCAAGTTGAAATTAAAATCTCCAGCCCTGAAAACCCTGAGCTTGAGTAATGGCAAGGGGTTGGCAAAGTTTTTTCTGGCCAACCCCTTGCAACTTTGGCCGAAGTGGATTAATATAAAGAAGTAAAGACAAACACACCACCACCGCACCACAGGAGAAACCGCCATGTCAATTGAAGCTGCTGACCTGACCCGCAAGTTTTCTGATTGCAAGACTGTTGAGGCCGTTCAGGATGCCCTGATTAACTGGGTTCTGGGTATGAAAGAGCAGGGTTACACCCTGGATGCCTGCGACTCCACCTTGAACATGGGCCAGGTAGAGGGACGCATTAACCTGGTAGACCCTGAATCCCAAGCTATGGGTTACTGCATGGGCATTGCAGCGCGGCGCGGCAGTGAGAACCTGTTTTACTACATCCCGGCTATTGATGACTGCAAGCCGGTGGCTGGAAAGTACGGAATTGAAGTGTTCTAGGGGGGTAACCCCTAGCCGGGGACAGGAACTGGGCTAGCCTTTGGGCTAGCCTTTTTTTATGAGGTGGCTTAAGCCACACTGGGGACGTTGATAACTTGTGCATAATGACCGTTGCCCTCCGTGTCTACTTTGACTCCAGACCCCTGGAACTGAGTCTCTGGGGCCTGGAAGAGTTCTTGGAGGACCGGAGTCCGGCCAGGAACCGAATCAAGGCGGATCTGGCCGAGACGATTGACCAATACTTTGAACAACAGACTGGCCCTTATGGTCGGTGGGAACCGTTGAATCCTAAGTATGTGGCCTGGAAACGGGCCAGGGGTTTTGACACGCGCATTTTGCATAAGACCCTGACGTTGCGAGAGACCATTCAGGTCTCTGCCAATGACGGAGGGGATCAGGGGATGATTGAGGCCCTGAGCGACCTGGACTATGCCGCGACTCAGCACTTTGGCGACTACCGGGAAGCCTTTGGCAACGGAACGATGGTCTACATCCCGGCGCGTCCGTTCCTGGACATTACCCCGCAGAAGGAGGACCAGTATCTAGCAATTTACCTATCCCAGCTTGATCAAGCCTGGGATAACAACCCGCTTTTTTAATCACTTCGGCCAAAGTTGGCAAGGATTAGTCATGGCAAAACCAAACCTGACTCTGTACCGAATAACGGACCACAGCGTCACTTTCGGTAGTGCAGACATGGGGCAAATCAGTCCTGGACAAACCCTAATGCAGGGGGACACGGCCCACCTTGACTCGGAGAACCCTTCGGTCAAGGCCCTGATTAGTCAGGGCAAAATTGTTGAGCACAAAGAGGACAACAAGTCTTCATCAGGCAGTAGTTCAGGCAGTAGCTCAGGCAGTGGCTCAAGTTCTTCCCAGGGGGGTAGTTCAGGGAGCAATAGCTAATGTCTGCACAGGATAGAGACTCCCTGATTGAAGAGGTCGTCACAGCCCGTCTACTGACCCATAGAGACCTATTACCCCTCTGTGAGGTCATCCCCTATCCTGACGACCTGGAGAGTCTTGGCAAGGCAAATAAACGGGGCATCGTTCTCGTTCGGGCCTACCAGGATGGGACTAATCCAATTCCCCTGCAGGGAGCGCGACGGGACAAGGTCAGGGAAAAGAATACGGTTGCCATTGAGTTGCGGTTCTTAATGTTCAACCGTCAAGGGAATACAGGATGCAACCAGGCCAGGGAGTATAGCAAGACTGCACTGGCTGGGTTCAAGCCCGAGATCTCGCACAAGAAATACACGGTAGACGGGGCCTTGCGCCATGTCTCCGGGGGACTTGTGGGCCGGGTCAAGGGAAGCAAGCGATGGGACTATTACGACGCTTACGAGCTGGATCTGATTTTTGAAACCAGACCAGGAGACTATCCCCATGCTTGAAGGAATTGGCGATCTAGGTGTGATCACGACCAGCTTGGCCATTAACCAGCTCATAGAACTCAACTTGCTCAACTTCACCTATGAAAGTGCGGCTGAGGTGAAGAAATCCCAGAAATTTGTCAAGGGCCGACTGCGTGACCAGTCCTCAGCGCAGGGCGTGATCACAGACACCCTGACCTTCCGGATCAATGACATTGACTGGGCGCAGATTCAGTTTGCAATGGGCAACTTTGCTAAGAACCTGACCGGGTTCAATATGCCTGCACTGAAGTATGGCAACGTGCCTGATACCGGCCCCTTCCAGTTCCCTGACTCCAAGATCACGGAGGCCAATCGTCCAGACCTCTATGTCTACTTCAACTCCGGTATCCCCGGTAGCCCCCCTCAACCTCTTACCCCAACAGCTGATGCTACTACGGCCCCGGCTGCCATGAATGAAGTGCAGATTGACACCACAAACGGGATGCTCATCTTTCATTCCAGTGCTGCAGGAAGACCTTTCAGCTACACCCCTCCTATCAACATTGCTGCTGCTGAGGCCATCGGGGGACCCGGCACCTCAGTACCGCTGGGCACCTTCAAGTTCTTTGGCAAGGTCTACAGCACCAAGCCATCGGCAGGGTACGACATTATGTTCCCTGAGGTCACGCTGGACGGTCGCCCCAGTGTTGACTTTAGCCAGGATGTGCCTGCACTGGAGATCACCGCAACCCCAGCCACTCCTTCCGGCTACGAAGAACCCTTTATCTGGGTCAACAGTGACACCATTGTTGAGGTGTAAAGTTAATGCCTTTACTTTGGCCAAAGTTTAACCTTTAAGAACTTTGGCCATTAAGAACTTTAGTTGTCTATCTGTCAAAAAGTTAAAAAGTTTATCCGGTATAAACTAGCTAATGCCTATCCCTGCATCTGAACAAGAACTGCAAGAGCTTCAGGTGATTGACTATCACCCTGACACGGTATTTGAGTATCAGTTCAGGGGTGGTGGCGATCTGGAGTTTGTAGATGTCACAGGGCGCTGGCGACGGGTCAGGGGATGTTCTGGGGACCCGGAGAATGGCGTTCATGAGTTTGAGGAAAACCTGAATGAGCTAGATCATCTGGTCAGTCTCATGTCAGAGGCCATGACCGGAGATGTCACGCTGGAGCAGCTGTACCTAACCAATGAACGGTTCAGGTATTTGGTTAATGAGTGCATCCAGATGAACCAGATTAAGCTCAGATGGTTCAGCCCCAGGATGATTGGCTGGATGCTCTTTGACCGCATAGAGAAAAGGTTTCAGGTCAGAGCTGCACTGCGGGTACTCAATCACATTGGCGCTGGTCGCTATGGAGCCGGGGGCGGTATCCAGTTGCAAGACAAGGCTGACTGGATGGCCATGATTGCAACCTACTGTCAGGGCGATCTATCTAAGGGGCACCAGTTGGCTCGGGCCGTGGGGGCCAGAGACCTGATGGCAGAACTGGATGCCCTGGGATACTTCTCGCTGGATGCTAAGGCAAGGCACCAGCGAAATGTGGAACGTTGGGCCAGGGAAGAACGAGAAAAGGGTCGTCGCACAGCCCATGTCGGGACACCTGCTGAGGAAGCGCAGAGTACGCCGGTATCCAGTATCCCTAAGCCTCGGGTCAGGGCTATTTCCCAGACTCCCCAGCCAGAACCCCAGCCCCAGGCTGAGGAAGAGACTTTGGCCGAAGTAGATACGGTTTCCCCTGAGGATAAAACCCAGGATGAGAACCAGCATGAAACCCAGTCGGTAGATAACCCTAATCTCTCAGCACCTCTGCCTGAGAGTCTTGTTCAGGGAGGGGAGGCCGATGGCTGAGACCAGGCGCTTAGTTTTTAGGATCATTGACCAGACCCCGCCTGAGACCCTGAAGAACATTCGGGCTATTCGTAGGGACCTGGAGAAACTGAACAAGGCTCTCCCTAAGCAAGAGAACCTTCGCAACTTCACCCAGGCCCTCAGTGACATTGAATCTACGTCCAGGGGGGCCAGCAAGGGCCTGAAGGCAACGGTAGCTGAGGTAACGGCTCTTAACCGTAAGGCCCGACCGACCAAGACCACCGTGGGCCAGGTGGAAAAGGGACTCAAGAGGGTAGGCCGGGAAGCCAAGAAAACGGCAACCAGCACCAAAAGTTTCAATTCCGTTCTAGCCGGGATGTCAGGGGGTGCAGCTATGGCAACCCTGCAATCTCTGCTCGGTCTATTCAGGGCTACAGGTGATGCCCTGGGCGCGTTGGTAGCTCGGGCCAATGAAGAGTTTGGTCAGATGGATGCTGCAATCACGGAGTTCTCAGCAAAGAGCAATATTGGCAGACAGGAACTGGAATGGTTAGCTGATGCCAGTAAAGAGTATGCCGCTGTCACCAGTCAGACTCCGGGGACTGTGGCTGAACTGGGAACGGCCCTGCTGACCCTGGGTGCTAGTGCTCAACAGGTAGAAGAAAACCTGGGAGACATTACCAAGCTCAGTGACACTATCCAGGAAGATCCGGTATTGACCGGTAAGGTTATCCAAACCGGGGTCAACATTTTCGGCGAGATGGGGGAGACTGCAGGAACCCTGGGCGATAAGATCACGACCTTAATCAACACCACGGCAGCGGGGTCCACTGGCGGGGTAGCTGAGTTCTTCAGGCTCTACCAACAGGCCGGATCTATTGCAGCAGCATCAGCAATTAGTTTTGATGAACTGGCTGGCAGTTTTGCCACCTTGCGAGATTTCGGGGTAAGTGCTCGGGTTGCTTCTACAGCTCTGCGAAATGTAATTGCCGGTTTTGCGGCCCCGACCGGAGAAGCCCAAGCCCTGATGGAGGGACTGGGAATGCAGGTGTTTGATACTGAGGGCAACTTTGTCGGGATGGAAGCTGCTCTGACTCAGTTCCGGGACTCCATCCAGAACTTAGGAAAAGAAGAACAAATCAACCTGGCGGTTAAAATCTTTGGCCGACAGGGGGCACCGGCTGTCTTTGCTCTACTTCAGCAGTTGGATGGCAAATTCCAGACCACGATGGGGAACCTGGAAAACTCTGCGGGTCAGGTAGATAAAACCCTGGAGGTGATGAACCAGAGTATTGAGAGACAAGCTCTGTTGCTGTCTGGTTTATTCTCTTCGGCCCTGGCAGACCTCGGTCAGTCCTTGGCCCCAGTCCGACTGACCGTGATCCAACTGGCCAAGGATGTTCTGTCTGAGACAGCCAGAGCCTCAGATGGCCTGGACGAGATGAGCGAGGCCGGGGAACGGTTAAGGGTAACGCTCACAGAGAACCCGGAGGTTGCTAAGCGACTGGGAGAGGCCTTTGCGGTCATTGGTGATGAAGTAGTCAGTCAGATAGCTCAAATCCTGGATGCTCTGACCGCATTCTTCAGTGAGCAAGAAAACGTTGAACAACTAGCTGACAACTTTGAAAACCTGGCCGGGGCAGTGCGGACGGTCGGGCAAGTAGTTCGGTTTGTGATTGCCCTGGCTGATGGTATTGCCCAACTTCAGTCAGCCGCAGAGGGTATCCCGATCATCGGCGATAACTTTGACCGGTTCTTTGACTTTCCTACCCCTATCAACTTCACGATTGAGGCCATCCGAGGGTTATTTGAAGTGCTCGGGGCATTGGTGAAAAAGGTAGATGAGACCCTGACGGAAATAGGCATCAACACGGACGAGGTGATCCGGCAGGTGGTGACCAATGCTGAACGTATGTTCCCTATCCTCAAGCCCCTGATTGCTCAGGTGGAACGGGTGCTTAACAAGTTGGCTCAGTTGAGGAATGGGGACCCGAACGACTACCAGGGGATTGAAAACCTAAACGACATGGCAACGGCAACGGGCGGGGCCGTGGATGCTCTGGCCACTTCAGCTGAGGGGTTCAAGGAAGCAATTGAGGACCCGGCTGAGTCAGGAACGGACTGGAACCAACTGGCCAATGATGCGGCTAATGTGACTGATAGTTTTGAGGATGCCAGTGCAGCAATCCAGAACACTCGTGATGCCCTGAAAGAAGACTTGCAGTCTGGATTTGAGGCTGATGAACGGAGTCGGTCTAGGGATGAGGAAGATGCTCGTCTGAAGCGTGAAAAACAAAACCAGAGGGAAATCAACGCCCTGAAGGAACAGGGGGAAGTCAAAGTTGCTCAAATGCAAAAGGATCTGGCTACTGAACTGGAGGCCAGATCACTTGCCCATGAAGAAGAACTGGGCGAACTAAAAGAAGAACAGGGAGACCTGATTGAGCAACGACAGGAGGAACAAGCTAAGACTTTGGCCGAAGTGGAGAGGCAAACGGCCAAAGAGATTGCCAGTTTTGAGAAATCCCAGCAGAGAGAACTTCAGTCCCTAGAGGAAGATTTTCAGGAACAGCAACAGTCTGATGCAAAGGCATTCCAGCAGGCGCAGCAACAGGCAGCTGAGGCCCACCAGGACCGGATGCAACAGAAACGGGACCAGGCCAACCGTGAGTTTGATGCCCTACAGCTTGAGGTGGAACGACGGTTACAGATTGCTCAGGCTGAAACGGCTGAGGAACGAGCCAACCTGGAAAGGCAGTTTGCTGAGGAAGATGAGGCCTTTAAGGAACGCCTGAAGATTGAACAGCAGGTGCTACGGCAACGGGGCGGCATCCTGAGTGAGGCAGATCGGGAAGGGCGATTAGAGCTCAGTCCGTTGGAGCAGGCCAGAGCTGACTTTGAGGCTCAACTGCAACAGGAGGAAAAGGCATTCCAGGAGGGTCAACAGGTTGCAGCTGAGGAATTCCAGAAAGCCCAGCAAGAGGAAGCCAAGCTGTTTGAAGAAGAGGTTATGCAACCTCTGCGTGAGGAACAGGAAGAAATCCTCTACCAGAAACGGGCTGAACTGGAAGAGACCGTGATCAAGCCTCTGCGCGAGGAACAGGAAGCTGCCCTGGCTGAGTATCGCAAGGAGATTGAGCAAAACGTGATTGCACCCTTCCGCAGACAGCAGGAAGAGGAACTAGCTCTTTTCAAAGAGCAAAAGGAAGGTGAGATTGCCGAGGTGAAGAAGGGCTATGAGGAAGAAGCCCAGCGCATTGAGGAAGAGTTTAACGAGTCAGAGCGACAGAAGGACCGGGATGCTGAAGACGCAAAGATTGAACGGGAAAAAACTCACAAACAGGCCATGCGTGACTTTGACCTGGAAACGGCTGAAATGATGAAGAACGTCCTGGAGTCTACCCAGATACCGGCCCCGGAGGTGTCCATAGATGACGTGAATCTGGCTGACGGGGGTGATACCGTCACCATCCCGGAACGGCGGCATGGAGGGGCCGTAGAAGCGGGGCAGGTGTACCGCATGGGTGAGGGTGGTCCAGAGATGGTCAAGTTCTCAGGTGGCGGGTCTGCCCTGGTCGGGGTAGGGGGACCCCAGCTGGTGCAACCGATGACAACAGGGGTGGTCTATACCGCTGGTCAGACAGCTCAACTCATCCAGGCGCGGCAGGCCCCGGCCAGTCTGACCGGAGGGGCCAGGTTATCTGCTGGGGGTGATGGAAATGCAGACATCTTGGCCAGGCTGGACACTTTAACCAAAGCAGTTAACACCAGACCAGCCCCCCGGATAACACCGCAGTATCACTTTTATGGACAGGGGGGCGATGCCTTGGGCACAGCAGCTCAAGCCAATATGGCCACCCTGAGGCAGATGGTTAAGGGGGCAAGGCTATGAGTCAACTAGGGGACACCCTGATCATCAAGGTTCCTGCTGGGGGACCGAACATCCCTCCAGTCATCATCACGGACTGGCCCCAGGGCGGGGGATATATCCGTTCTGAAGGGGGATATGTGGAGCTGGAGGGTCGCAGCGACTGGGGCACCCCTCAGGTTTCAGGGCCAGCCACCCTGGAAAAACATGACTGGGCTATTGCCTGTCACCTGCCCATCTCAGATGCCAGGCGTCTGGGTGCAATGGCTAAATGGCAAGACCGAACCTATAAGGGTCTGAACAATGACGGCACTCCCAAGGCCAGGGGAGATGGCCGACTCATCCTTGAAGACTGGATAGAGATGGTTGATAGCGAACCAACGCCCCACAGTCGCACTCTCTTAGAAAGCCATAGCGAGGAATGGAACTCAAGTTACGTCTACGGGTTTGCACAGTTCAGCGTCTTGTTGCTGTTGCCAAAGGAACACCGAAAACAAGAGGGCACCACAGCAGACGGGACAGACCTGAAGTTAATCACGTTCACGATGGAGGAACTGTAGTTGGTTGCCAATGTCACTTCCCGCAGGTTTACTGTGCAGATTGGAGGTCAAGACTGGTCTCGATCTGCCAAACGTCTGACCGTGGGGTTCAAAAGTTTGAGCGAGGAAGGACTGCTCAAGTTCTCTGGTTCCCTCTACTTGCAATCAGACAACCTAGCCCCGGAGAGCTTAAATCCCAGGGTTAACCCCTCCCGTTGGAGGCCGGGACAATCCGTCTATGTGCAGGTAGTGGGTGATAATGGAGTGTTCCGAGACTTCCAGTTCAGCCATCTGGTGATACTGGAAGAACCAGACCCTTTGAAGCGGTCTGATAGTCTCCAGCAAATTGAAGTAGGGTGTTGGCTGAACTGGTCTGATACCTATGAATTTGACGGAGATGAGTCAGGGGTATTTCTGGGGGTAGCAGAACCCTCTCAGGTCGTTGCCCAACGATTGCTGCAGACCCACCAGATTCCGGCTAACAGAATTGCCCTGGGCACCTGGTCTTATGATCTTGCCTACCCTGCCAGCAAGCAGGGGGAGAGCAGTTATGTTCAGCAGGCCGGGGGACTGGCTGTTAGCAATGACTGGAGGTATCTGTACCAACGAACTAACGGCCAGATCACCCAGGGCCAACTTAATCTTTCCCCGGCTGTGGCCCCTGCAGTGACCGTTAACCTTGGGACTAATGATCGAGTATGGGAACCCCTGAAAGATCCTCAGAGTCCGGTAGAGACCATTCGCGTGGCGGCTATTGGTTATCCCCTGGACCCCTTTGAGAACTGGACAGACATTGATGAGGTCATAGATGACCTGAGCAACTACTCGCCCACGACTTTCGGGAATGGGGTCGTTCGGCGGGTGTTAACGTCAATGACTTATGACTACCCAAACACGATTACTAAGCGGGTGGTCACCTGGGAATTAGAAGCAACCGTTTTCCTCAGGGTGACCATTCCGGCTCAGCTCATTATCTATGAAGAAATGGAGGAAGTGAAACGGTTCAATTCAACCTACCCTCACCGGCTGGAGTCCATGAGGACTTCTGTGGAACGAACTGAACGAGCCATCATCTATGACGGCATCCTGTCTAATGACCGTGAGGTGCTACGCATTGACAAGGACTGGGATTATGACGAGAACGACACCGTCATAAGCACTGACGAACGGACCAAGGAAGCCCAGATCTTGCATGAGCCAGAGACGGAGAGGACAGCCCGTTGGAATATGCGAGATGTTCACCGCCTGCTCATTGAATATGAACCGCTGGGCGGCGGCAACTGGAAGAAGAAAGAACGGGAAAGTACCGCCCGAGTCATCCTGGATTCTGCAGTAGACAAGTTCTCATCAAACCCCTGGGCAATGCAGACTGAAACCCGGCTGGATGACGGGGATGACGGGGACGTGCAACCGCCCAAGACACAGTATTTTGAACCTGCCAACACCAAGGAAGAACACTATGAGTCAGATGTCACCTGGATTCACCCAGGGGGTGCAACTGGCAGGAACCGGAAACGTCTGTTCACAGTGCCTTTCGGGTTCAATCAAGAGCAGGTGACCGGGATTGCAGAACAGTTCCGAGGCTTATTGGTAGGCAGACACCGGGGCGATCTCATTGAACTGCCAGTATCTGATGCTGTGTTGAGTGCTGACCCCATGTTTAGGGTGAATGTCGTTGAACCAGACGGAACGACACACAGATATTTAGGGGATGGGTTGAGCTACACCCTGGAAGAAACTAAAGCCTATGCGGCCTGTGCAGGAATCTGGCTAGATTCAGTGTAGGGAGGGAACATGAGCACGATCAGGCGTAGATGGGAAGGAGGACAGTTGATAGAAGAACAGGTCGTTGAGTCCCGAGTCTCCACAGGTCGGGAAGCAGCTTTGGCCAAAGTGATGTCCAGCGTCAATGAACGGATACAGTTTCAGGTTGACCAGAAGACTCGCCATGAATGGGTTGAGCAACCCACTCTGTATGCTGGGCAGAAGTTGGTCAAGCCCCTGGGCGGGAATGAACTAAGACCCAGAGGGTTTCAGGCTACCAGCGGCATTCAGGCAGGTGATCCGGTTCAGGCCAGCCAGGGAGTCATCTCAGGCACTCCCGGCTTTGGCCAAACCTGGAGAGACCCCCTGCAGAAGGTGGTTAATTCCTTGAGTCAGGTAGCCCTTGAACGAGGAATGCAAGTTGCTGAGATAGAAGATCCGAATGATGCCCCAGACCCAGCTACTGGCGACCCGACCGGTTCCCCAGTCGGGGCCAGGTATCCCTATGACGCATTTTGGTCGTTAGCAAAGCAATCTCTCTGGTACTGGAAACCGTCAACGACAGCAGAGGCCGGGGAGTGGTTAGAGATACTAACGGCAGGGGGGTTGCAATTCGGGGAGCAGGACCCCACGACAGAGGGATTGTCTGCTGGACGGTTTGACAATGACCTGTACTGGAGCAACGTGCATTTCACGTTGTTTCAGTGGGTTATAACCGATGACACGACTGATCCCCCGACCGGGGAATGGGTAGCACGATTACAGCAAGCGCAGGGAGATGGGACCCCGGCAGATGTGGGAATCAATGGGTTCGTAAGAGGGGGGACATACCACGATGGGTCAGAGGACAAGAATTACTACTGGAATGGCTTTGAGTGGAAACCTGTAGGGAGCGGGTCTACGGTCTTAATTGGCAACTATGATCCCAATGAAAGTGCTGAAGACTGGGTTGAGGGCGGGTTCTTTTTTGATGGCAGAGCAGAACGTCTTTTTATTGCTAAACCTGCAGACTATTGGCAAATAGATTATGACTGGCTTCCGGCAGGGTCTAAAGGTTTTGATGCTAATGCCTATAGTTATTACCCCTATCCTGGGGATACCTATCAGGCCCCGAACGGCACATTCTATATGTTGGATGATAGTTTCACCTGGCAAATGCAATGGTACTGCCCAGACTGTGAAGAAGATCCAGATGATAGTTCAAGTGGGGATTCACCTGATATTTACTGGTGCGATGGAGTGCAGATAGGGAATGGGTGTTACTAATGAAACTTGCTTTCTTTTTTAATATTCACAACGATGAATCATTAGCTATCAGGCTCATCCATCAAATCAGGAACCATTACCCTGATGCAGAAGTCCTGGCCATTGGTGACGGCAGAATCCATCCCCTTGCCGTCATTAGCCTTAGGAAGGCCGGGGCAATAGTGTTGGAGGGAGAACGCCTCAAGACCCCCCAAAAGGGATGGCAGTTCACGACCAGAAATCTTGAGAACATCCTTCAACACACTTCGGCAGAAGTGGTTATAAAAACTGATCCTGATACTTACTTATCAAGGCCATTTAGAGTCATTCCTGAAGGGCAATGGTTTGGCCGTATTGTTAGGAGAAGGAATCATTTCAGCGACGGAACCACCGTTATCGGGTGTCATGGTTCTTGTTGGGGAATGCGTCGGGAATTGATAGAAAAGTTAGTAGAAAAGAACGTCTTTTATGAACTTAAAGAATACTATAAAGACCCTAATAATATCTCCAATAAACATAACCGCAGGACACCGTATGAAGATGCTTGCATGGCTCTGGCTGTAACCCAACTGGGCATCATTCCTCAAGCCTGGTCAGAGGTGTACTGCAAGATCGGCTCAAGAGATATTCAGCCGATGGCAGAGTTTGCTGCAGTTCACCCTAACCGAACGCTGGAGGCATTTGACCTGGCAAACTTGAAAAAACATTTCACCCCAGCTCGGTCCCGACAACTCTCAATCAGCACGACAGTTGCTTGTCCTGTGGGGTGCAAGTATTGTCCCAACGGGTTGCATGTCAAGCAATACGGGGTCAGAGGGGACCTGTTCATGAGCCTGGACACGTTCAGGCGGTGTTTAGAGACTGTGCCTAAAAACGTTCGGATTGCCTTTACTGGCTACAGTGAAACCTTCCTGAACCCTCAGGTATGCGAGATGGTTGAACACGCTTCGGCCAAAGGACATAAAATCCATGCCTACACGACCTTGCTGGGGTTAACTCCAGGAAAACTGGAGCGCCTGAGAGATGTTGGGATCTTTGGGTTCTTCATCCACCTGCACGACACCCGGATGAATTCAACGTTGGTCACGAAAGGTTACCTTGACCTGCTCAGGGATGCCCTGCAGAGACCTGTAGCGGGTTATCAGGTTCCTATCTCACTGGGAGACCTTCACCCGGAGGTCAAGGCCCTGCTGGACGAACTAGGGGTCACTCCGATACCAGAATGGTCAGGGGTGTTAAATAGTCGAGCTGGCAACACTCAGGGCCCACAGGTGCCCCAGTATGATCCAATGACGGCAATCCGGTGTTCGGAAAACCGCGAATACTCTAATGTTCTGATGCCTAACGGAGATGTCGGGCTATGTTGTCAGGACTTTGGCCTGAGACACATTATAGGGAACCTGCTAAAACAGGACTATCAAGACTTGCACCAGGGAGAGATCATGCAGCAGGTTAGAGCCATGCAACGGGGAGAACATCCAGGCTCTGGCAATCTGTTGTGTAGGGGCTGTGAGTCAGCTATCGGATGCGCAAAGGATGTAGCAAGGGAACCGGCCTTTCCTTAGCGCCCAACAATATTTTCATCAGGGAAAGTCCATCCACACTAAATGAGAAAAGAGGTACGTTTATGCCATCTTCAACTATCAGCCCCTATGTAACCGACCCTGACCAAATTGATGAACAGGGCGGACGGTTCCGTTACCGTCCAGTGCGCAAAGAACTGATGAGAGCTTTGATTGACCGCATCAAGGCCATGGAAACACCCCCGACCATGTTAGAGATTGGTTCCGGGATGAGCACTGATTGGTTAACCGGAGTTCTCAAGGAAGGACACCTTGCCCGACTGGATAGCCTTGAACACCTGCAAAGTTATGCTGACCAGGTCATCAGTGATTATCAACTGGGAGAAGTTGACAACTATGAAATGCACGTTGCCCCCCTGGGAGATAACGGGTTCTATGACCTGTCAGGGTTTAACCCTGGGGTGACGTATGACGTAGTCATGGTAGATGGTCCCCCGGCCACCACGGAGGAAACAGCACAGTCTCGACTTCCTGCCATTGAGGTATTGGATGCAGCAGGATTACTGAAACCAGAGACCGTGATCTATCTGGATGATGCTAATCGCGACGGCGAGAAACAGGTCATTGCTCACTGGGAAAGCTTGGGCTGGGTCGTCCTGGATACCCTGGAAGGGGGCCAGGGACGACAAATGGTAGCTATGGGCCTGAGTTAACCAGAACGTCAACCGGAACGTCGCACCCGCCGTAGGACTCTGGGAACCAACGGACAATACATTGCATCACTAAGTTGCGATGGCAAAATTCCCCTGCCGGTTCCCAGCAGGTTAGGGTGTGCGACCGATCTTCTTCCTTAGCTTTTATGCAGAGCAACCCTAGTTGTTCCCTGACGTAGCTCAGGTCTTTTCCGATCTGTTCCCGATATCCCCTGATATACCAGAGATCCGGCCTTTCAGGTAAGTCAGGTTCAGGGGTTTCCAGCGCCTTTTGCCACGACCCGCAGACCTGCAGGTGGCACAGGTAGCTGGTCGGGTCCGTGTAACCTTTACCCTGCCAGTGCTTAACTGCTTTGCTATAAAGTTTTTCTTGCGCCTTGTACCCCTGTAGCAGTTCTTTAGAGGGCATGAGCAACTTGCGCAAGGGATGATTAATCACGGCCCGATCTTTCACCTCTTGGCTGACGTTCCTTGGTAGGGAACGACAAATCGGGATGATAGTACCGTGACAGTTCTCAGGTTGTCTTAGGCTGGCACTGTAGACTAAGCCCATCGGTGTTTTATATTTTTTTGTATTTACCCTTTAATTTTCGCCTGAAGGACTTACAAATTGCAAGGGTATGCCTTAAATTTATGAACGAGTAAACACAAAGCCTTTCACCGCTGGACTGTTAACTCGTGCTGACAATCATCACTCACATCTCCGGGCCAGTCCTTCCCAGACTGGCCTTCACTATTTAAGCCTTAAGCCGGTTTAAGCCAGGGGTTACCCCCAGCTCAACATAGCCTCAAGTTCCTGCCTCATGGCTTTCTGGGAGAGGTTGTTCTGTTGAGCCAGGGTCTTAACGACCTCTTTGTCCCTCAGGGCCTCCAGGGCATCGTCAGCCGGTGTCCGCGGCAAACAATACAACCTGACAACGCAGTGTTCCTCCCCCTTTGCAAACCCCTTCACGGTGGGGTCAGGGTCACGGAGGTAGGCCCAGGAGTCGTCCTGCAGAATCCTGAGGTCTACGAGTAGGTCATTCACACTTTCCACGGCATTGCTCAGGTCAAAAAGTCTCAGGTCTCCCGGCCAGAATTCATACTCCAGACGGTAGGGCCAGGGGTAGACGGCTTCGTAGGGTCGCATCTGTTTGATGAGCTCTATGAGCTGAGATTCCCCGGACTCCCCCTGATAGCTCAGGTCAGAGAAATCCTGGAACGGGTCCACGGCCTGGGCAATCTCCAGAACATCCGGCAGTTGCCTGACCAGGCTCAGGAACTCAGACCGGTGCCAGTCTCTATGCAACTCGCTGGGAACCGTGAATCTTGCCTGCTCTCCCTTGCGGGTGCGGGTGATGTGGCGCTTGTTATTTTTCTTGGAAGGAATGCGCCCCAGAAAAGTCAACTCTAAGTCGGGATTGAGCACCCTAAGTAGCCTTTTGTCTTTTTGTCTTTACCCCTGAATAATAGCACCCCCTGAACAATGCTCAAGGGGTGTTGTGTGGACACTTTGGCCGAAGTCAGGCCCACTCTACGAGGTCGTAGTTTTCTACCGTGTCCCCCAGCCGGTTATCCAGCCAATCCAGGGCTAGGCCGTAGTCGCCCTTAATCACCAGGGCTTGGTAGGGGTCATCGGTCGTCACCTGGAAAGCCTTGTAAGGGGCCATCAGGTACTCACCTGTGAGCAGGTTCTTGGCCAACCACTGGACACAACCCTTAGCTTGAATCTTGGTTTGGGGGTTGATGGTAGAAAGAGTGATCATGGCGCGGGTCTCCTGTGGTGTGGCGGTGTTTGGTGGTGCGTTGTCTTTACCCTTTTATATTAAGCGACTTCGGCCAAAGTTGCAATAGGGTAAAGGCAAAAAGACGCACCAGTACGCCATTTGGCGTACTAGACCACTCGGGTTCGGCGAGGAATGCGGTAGGTTTTGAGGCCCCGGCCAGCGTCAGGGGAAAGTTTAGAGATAGCCTCAGTCAGGGCCATAGTGTTTTGTTCAAACAATTTGCCAACACGAGCAAATTCATCCCAGAGCACCTGCATTTCAGGTCCCTGGAAGGGAGGGGAGGGGTTGACTATCTCCAGGTACTCAAGGATAGTCAGGGTTTCTGCTAAGCCCAGGACCTGGCAGAGGGATGGTTTCTTAAGCGGGTCTGCCATTGTCCCTCCCTTCATCCGGGGCGTGAATTTTCAGGGGCGTAAGGTCATCTGGTAGGGGCCATTGCTCCCGTCGCCTTAGGAACGCCTCTACTTCCAGTGCTGCAAAGAGCAAGTTGAAATAATACCGGGGGAAACGGTCTTGGCTATCCAGGCTCAGTTTCAAGATGTCTTTCATGCTGCCCTGGGGCTCAATCTTTGCCAACCACCGGCCCCGGTCGCAGTGGACAGGACGTTTTTCAATGTAGGCCCGACAGGCTTTAGCCTGAAGTTCATACCATCTCCCCTCCCCAGAGGGTGCTTGATACTGTTGCCAAAGGGCAGAGGGCAGGGGCAGGTGACTGGGGACATCAAGGGACCACTTGATCTTACGACCCACCTTGTCCTGGGCATTCAGGCTCTCCAGGCCCAGGACCCTAGCCTGATTGTTTACCCAGTCCTCAGCAATGGCTTGTCGGTCGTCGGTAAGCAGGTTGATGGTTAGCTTTACTTCCCCCCGATCAGTGCCGGGGAAGTTCTCAAGTGGATAATCGTGCCATCCAACGACCATCCACTTGAGAACCAGGTCTGTCATGTGACTGGGATGTTCCGGGTAGCTTAGGGTCATTGTGCCTCCTGACCGAACATCAGGTGCAGAAGCTGGGGAGAACTGAGACCCCCTGAACTCAGGATATTGGCATGATCCAGCTCAGGGTGTCCGATGGTTAAAGGTTCCCCGTCATACTCAAACACAAAGGGAACTCCAAGGATTTTGAACCGGAACATCATGTCCTGAAAAGGGGCAATGTCCTCAAAGCAGAGGGAGCATTCTTCTTCTGTGAGATACAGGTCATGAATGGGGTAGGCCTTTTGTTGAGCTAGTTGCACTGTCCCGGCAAAGAGCACGAACTGAGTATGGGAGTTGAACTCCGTAGCTTCCAGGAAGAAATTCCGGGGTCGATCTGGGATGACGGGGACCTTCCGTTGGTCTGTCAGTTTAAGTTTCATCTATTGCCACCTCAGGGAAATTTGCCATAGCTGTACTGGCTCTATCTGCTGCTTTAGCAAATGTCTCCATAGCTGCAACCAGATCCTTGGCCCAGTCTTTGGCCCCAGCTCGTTCTTCATCAGGACTGAGAGGATCTTCATTAGGGGTCAAGGGCCTCCAATAGCACTCGCATCCCCAGATGTAGTCCACTTCCCCGTCAGCGTCTTGAACTGCAATCAGGGGATTCTTATTGAAAAACCAGACTGCAGCCTCACTCTCCAGGCGGTCAATTCTGGCAACTATGGTATCGGCCAACCATTTGCGATACCAGGGAGCAAGATTTTCAGCTAAGGGTAGGGTCACTCCCAACTCTTGAGCTACTTGGTCATAGAGAGAGTCCAGGCAAGGGATGTTGTTCTGTTCAAGCAGTAAAGCTGCCTGGTAGCTAAACGGCACGTCTTGATACTGTCCTGAGGGGTTGCGGAGTGTATAGGCCCTGGGCATTTCCCCGATATAGATTCCGACCTTGCCAGTGGTTGTTCCAGGAGAGCGGCAATCCATAGAGATTACAACCCGGTCTCCTGGTCCTGGCCTTTTTGGTCTGGGCATTACTTTGCCCTCCCTACTGCTGTCACCGTCAAGCTCGTGGGCACGACATCCCATTCTTCATCAAGCAAGGGGTTGTCTGACTCCAGGCTGCCGTAGATGCCAAGCTGATACTTAAGCCACAGCAATAAATCCTGGTCACTGACCCCTTCCTCAACATTCAGGGTGAACGAAATTCTTTTTTGAGGCATGGTCCCTCCGGTGTCTTGTCTTTACCTGTTTATATTAACACCTAACGAAAATCCTGTCTACGGTAAAGTCGGGGGTCCGTTTCCCCTGATCGCCTGAGGATAAAGATTGAGTCGTAGATTTGTCGGCCCCGCTGGGGTTTGCCGTCCTTCAGGTAGGAGATACGCCCGATCACTTTGCGTTCGCCCAGAGCAAAGGGAGTCTTTATGCCATCAACTATCGTCGGTTTATGAAACGTATCTCCTGGGAGCAGGAACACGATGCGACCACCGGGGGCCAACAACTCATCAAAGCTGTAGTTAATCAGGGCTACCAGGAGGGAGAACGGCGGGTTGCCGATGACCAGATCCACGACGCCGGCGAGACCCTTAAGGGTCAGAAAGTCCGCACAGCGCCAATCTGCATGGGGCACTCTCTGAAGTCCCAGAGCGTGGCGCTTAGGGTTGGCCTCCACAGCAACAGTGCCAGGGGGAAGAAATCGGGTGATATTGCCTGTCCCGGCCCCGACATCCACGATGATCTTGTCCGACCCCAGTACCAGAGAAGCCACCATCTTGGCTTCTGCCGTAGGAGTCTCCCAGTCATCTTCTGTTTCCCAGGTCTTAGGTGCATCAAACTCTGGAAGAAAACTGGCTTGAATAACGGTCTCAGTCATGGTCTTAGGGAATTAATTTTCTCAAGCATGGACCTTGCCCCTTCAATATCTTGTTGGTCAAGAGCGGCCTGAAATGACGGGGAGGTCACTGGAAGAAGTGCTGATGGATCAATTACGCCGTTGCAGGTGCAGTAAGGGTAAGGGTAGGCTTGCTTCTCACTTCAGCCAAAGCAGCATCCAGGTTCATGCTGAGCCAGCGCAGGTCTTTCGTCTTAGGCCATCGGGAAACCTGGAGTTCCTGCAGGTCTATGGGGGTCTCTGGGTTGCTGGCAAAACGTTTCTCAGCCAGCCAGGGCTTGAGGGTTTCCCAGCTCTCCCCCTGCCTTCGCAACTGACGGGTCAACCGAGTTACCAGGTGTCCCCGTTCCAGGCGATCTTCCAGGTCTGATCGCAGATAGACCAGTTCACCCAAGGGCAGGGTGGCCACCCTGACGGGGCCGGGGTTCAATCTACGGTTATAAGCAGCAGGGATCACTTCCGGGGAGATGCCCAGGTCATTGCAAACCTGCCTCACCTGCTCCAGGTTGCGACCCTTCACCATCGGCCAATACTGGTTTGCCCGTAACAAGTGTTCATAGGCTTGTTGCAGGACCTCGGGGGAAATCTCGTCGCACTCTGGTGAGTCTTTGATGTGCTGTCCCCACCAGGCAAACTGCATCTTGTATCCCCAGTCTTTGCAGGCCTGAAATACCTGCCAGTATTTTTTCAACACATCCCGGTTGTCACTACTCCCCCCATCCGGGAAGAGCACCAGCTGCGCAGGTTGAAAATAATCCAGAGCAGCTTTCAGGGCCTTTGGAGAACCAGACCAGTTCCCCCCTGAGCTACCAATAATCGGGATGCCCAGGCGCTGGGCTGTCAGGAAAGGTTTTGCGCCGGTTCCCTCCGTCAGGCCCACCGGCCCACCATAGTCCTTCAGGTCTTGGGCTTCTGGGAAACGTTCTAAGGGCCTGCAAACGGCTAGGGGTAACTCCCCAGTGTCCAGATGGGGAGAGGCCCCTTGCTGGCCATTCTCGCCGGGGCTGGAGAGCCATCTGTACCGACCCCCCATTGCCTTTTCTCTCATCCTCACCTGGTAGGCCTGTATCTGCCCCAGGTGATCACGCACTGGACAGAGGCATCCCCCGGAGGTATTCAGGGTGTCTTTGCCATAGCGGTTAACTATCCCCGGTAGGTCATAGCGTCCCCGCAATCCCTCAGGCAAATCCTGCTGGGGTTCTACGCTTCTAAAGCCCCAGGCAAGGGCCTGAGAAAGTTCTATACCCCTCTGGTCTTCCAGGTTTTCCCGTTCTACTTCGGCCAAAGTGAGGTGGTCAGCCAGGATTTCATAAAGTCTGTTTCGGTCTTTAACTTCTAAAAATACTGGTTTTGCTGGTTCCTGGGCAGGTGGTAATGCCTTAAGGGTCTTGTAAGGCTCTAGAGATTTTCTTGCGCCATTTTTCTTTGATTTGCTTGGTTTTGAGTTTGAGTTCTCAGAACTTTGATCAGGATTAGTCCTGCTTGAATTGCTATAAAGCCACTTTGCCCAAAGTGAGTCCGTGGCCGTTCCTAGCCATTTCCAGAAGTGACCATCTGTGGGTTGTTCTATGGGTTGATCCTGTTCATGGGTGTGGTGAAAGCAGAACCAGATTTTGGGTTCATCAGCAGTTACAGAACATTTCCCGTCCGTGTTCCCGCAGATGGAACAGGGCAAACGTTTCTTGCTCGTGAGCATCCTGCATTTGGTAGGCATAGCTTGAGTCAGTTCAACTTAGTTGGTTAAAGGTCAATACGCTGGGGTGAGATAGGGAGGGGAAGCGCTGGTAACTGCCCCATCCCTTGGGGTATCAATCATCTGGAGGCATGGGCATCCCTCCTTCTTCTGGCTCTGGCGGCGGGGGCAGGGTTTGCATTGCAACGGACCCAAGGGTAGAGACCCCTGCCCGAGCTGCTGCAGCTGCTCCACCTCGGCTGGGAGGTGGATTAGGGGCAACAGGTACGTTCACGGTCTGGTGTCCGTCTGGACTGGCCAGGTTCCTGAAACGGGTGAACTGGGGTTCAAATAGCAGTTTCACGGTGCCGGTCGGGCCATTCCGGTGTTTGGTCACAATCACCTCAGCAATGCCCCGCTCAGGCGTATCCGGTTCGTAATACTCTTCCCGGTAGAGCATCATGATCAGGTCGCAGTCCTGTTCCAATGCTCCGGATTCCCTCAGGTCTGCCATCATCGGGCGCTTGTTGGCGCGAGACTCAACGGCTCGGCTGAGCTGAGAGAGGAAGAATAAGGGCACGTTCAGTTCTCGGGCCAGACCCTTGAGAGACCGGCTGATCTTGGCCAGTTCCTGAACCCGGTTATCGGTGGCCCCTTCCATCAACTGCAGGTAGTCAATGAACACAACCGGGGATGCCCCTCCATGTTCCATGGCCAGGCGTCGCGCTTTGGAGCGAACCTCAGACACAGTGATATTGGCCGTGTCATCCAGGTATATCGGCATCCTGGAAATAACTGATAGGGCGTTACCCAGGGTTTCCCACTCATGCTGAGCAATGCGACCGGACCTGAGACGACTGGATTCTATGCCGGTCTCACTGGAGAGCAATCGGTAAACCAACTGCAACTTGCTCATCTCCAGTGAGAAAATCAGCACTGGTTGACTGGGGTACAGATTGCAAATTCCGGTTGCTACCCGGAGAAGCATGGCCGTTTTGCCCATGCTCGGCCTACCAGCAATACAAATCAGGTCAGAACGTTGAAAACCCTGGGTCATAGCATCCAGGTCATAAAGACCGCAGGGGATACCGGGAAGGACATTCCCGACGCTCCGTTCCTCAATCTCGCTGAAAGCTTGTTGAAGTACGGTGTTCACCACTTCTGGATGTGCTCGGATCACCTGTCGGATGCTGTTAAGCAGGTTGGCCTCCAGTTGAGACCGGATATCATCCAGGGGCGTAGATAACCTCAGGGCATTGGCAGAGGTCTCCCGACCCAGCAGGTACAGGGCACGACGACCGGCATACTCCCGCACGGTCTGACAGGCCCCCAGCGCCTCTGCTACGTCCAGGGCCGCAACTCCCTGTAGTCGGGTCAGCTCATCCGTGCCCCCTATCTCCTGGAGCGTCCCGGCCTCCCGCATGGCCTGAGTCACTGACCGGGGGTTGATGTCGCGACTACTCTGCCAGAGGTCATAGCAGCTCTGCATTACCGCTTTGGCCGAAGCAGAACCGTGAAATTCCTCCGGGGAAATCTCATCAAAGATTTCCAGGGCTGCTTCTGAACCGTCTACCAACATGAACCCGGCAATAGACCTTTCCTGGCTCGGGGCTACCAAGTCCTCAAAGTTCACCAGGGCGCTAATGAGATCGCCGTTTCGTTGTCGTTGCTGTTCTCCTGAATAGACCATCCTGATTCCTAGGTGTTTTGTGTTTACTGGTTAACAATGACTTAGGCACTATGACCTGAGGGAATCCTCCCTGGCGGTCGTGGTCGTGGTCGTGATCTCTGACGAATTGCGGCCTTGGCCTCAGCTGCTCCCTCGTCAGTCAGTTTCATAACCGTTTCCCTGAACCCTGCTGGAGGGGGTGTAGCCTCAACCTGAGGCAGGGATGCTGCTGTGAAGTATTCCCCTTGCCTGGGAACAGAGGTTGCAACGTGAGAACCGGCTTTGCGGGTTGCAGTTAGAGACTGTTGCCCTTTCTGCAATACCTCTCTCAATTCAGCCCATTTCCCCTGACTGATCCATTGCGTCAGCCAGGTTTCCGGGGACTTGTGAACTGTCCAGTCCTTGGTATGCAGTTCAGCCCCCCTCAGGGCCTCCGGGGTGAAATCTGCCTGGGCCGGGCCGATCCAGATGTCACCTACCTTGAAACCATGAACGGTTTCCACCAGTTCACCAAATCTAGGATGAGCCAGGTTCCGGGTTGCTCGGGCACGGTTATAGTCTGCTGCGCTTCTAGCCCCAGGTTGAAACTGTTCTTCAAACCGCTGGATGTCACCAGTTCCCTTCCCAGGTGATCCGGTTCCGGGTTGATGATCTACATCTCCCTCCCCACTTTCCGGCGCGGACGCGCTTTCTTTAGGAAGAGTTTCTTTAGAAATAGATTTATTAATAGTGGGGCCAAAAAATTTGGCCCCCTCAGGGGGGGTAGACCCCAACTTTTTTGGCCCCCCCTCTGGGGTCTCGGCTTCTGGGGTCTCGGTTTCTGGGGTGTCCCCTGAATCATCATCGTCATACTTCAGCTTCAGACGAAATACAGACCCTTCCTTGGTACGACCCCGTTCAACCCAGTCCCGTTTCAGGAGTGGTTTAATTGCATTGGTAACGCCCTGGTCAGAGAGGCCAGTGAGTTTCATTAACTTAGGAACGCTCAGGGGCTTGGTCTTCTGACGGTGAAACCCCAGGCTGTACCGAACGATGACACTAATCACCTTCAGTTCACCGCCCTTCAGTTCATGAAGGGAGTCCAGGATTTCGTTCGGAAACTGGGTATAAGACGGCGACTTTATGGGCACTACTCCCCTCCCTGGCAAGTTGCTGGGTCGTCACTGCAATTGCAGAATCCCAGGGCTTTGGCCAAATTGTGTTGCCGTTCCCAATCCCTTGAATCCAGAGGGATTGCCTTTTCTTGTTCAGGCAACCGGATGATGAGAAAGTCCTCATCCACCTCAACCTGAACCCCGATAGGCTCAATCGTCTTTTCCAGGTCAACGAAAGCCAAGGTAGTTTCAGCACCCCATTGCAAGTCCTTAGGGCAGTCATCCCGAGGGACTGCTTTTACCCCCAGCACTAACTCAAGTCGGCCAACGGTATGCACCCAACTTGAGAAGTTTTTACCGCAGACGATGCACTGTGTTCGGATGTCCTCCAGGGACTCCAGGAACTCGCGGTTCTCCTCATTCAAATTCAATGTCACAGACACGGAACTTTCCTCACTAAACGATGTGTCACCCCTTTAACCTTAAGAGGTAAAGACAGCAGACTGACAGGTAAACTGCAGGAGGGATTGAAGGTGTTTTGTCAAGAGAAATCCTGTGTTTACTCTTTTATAAGTAGCTGGATTACCTTAAGCCACTAGGCATCCGACAAATATTAAGAAATTCAGAAACCTTGTAGAGACTCGTTTTCTGTGGCAAAATATAGCTAATGCCTGCCCAAAGGCTTTATGAAAAACCCTTAGTCAGACTCAGTCTGGTTAAGTCAATACGCCGAAAAGAGACCTCTGGAGCTGGTTGCTACTGGGTCTCTTTTTGCTATGCGGCTTCTGGGGTTTCATTTTTCCTCCCAGCAAAACGCATAGCCATTGCAGCAGACAGGGATGCAGCAATTCCAGCATGGAGGTGAATAGCCCTCAGGTAGTCCTCCTGGGTTTCCAAGTTGGCTTCAGGAGTCTCCCCCATCAGCAGACTTAGATATGCTGCTTCAGGCATCCCGGATTGTTCCACCAGGGTCTTGAACCGATCCCACTCATGCTCCGGAAGCATGATTCTCAATACCTTGCGCTCAATCACTTGAGCAACTCTACCTTTGCCGCTTCTCATGCGGTTCCTCCCGGCTTAAGCCATCTGGTGTCACACTAATGTTATTCAGGGCGGTATCTTTTGTCAACAGATCCGGATCTTGAGGGGATGTAGCGTGTATTGCTCGTGTAATGTATTTTCTGTTTGTCCCTGCTCTAGATGTAGGGTCAGACTTTAAGTATCCAGTATGCTTAAGGAGCGGTTGTCGAGTTGTCAAAGTATAAAAACGGTAGTTCAGATGGCACATATAACAAACTCCCCAGTCAAAGATCCTCCCGATTTTTTAGGTGACTATGAGTCTGACGAGGAAGGTTACCGTCTTTCCATAGGGCGCTTACTCCAGTTGATTCAGAACAGAGTAGGGTCCAAGAGACGGGTTGACAGGAAGTTTTCCATCTCTCGGGGCACCCAGGATGCTCTTGAAAAGGGACAGACCTTGCGACCAGCCAATATCACCTTCATTCGCCTAACAGAGGCGCTTCAGCAGTTTAAGGATGCTGGAGACCCCTTGGTTGACCCTGAAGATCCCTTGAGTAGGCCCATTGATCTAACCGTCAAGCAACTTAAAAAACTATGGACTCTATCCAGAAATGAAGAGTTCAAAGAAGACGATGAAGAGACTTTGGCCGAAGTGAAACCAACACTAGAAGAACGCATCTGTGAACTGACCCAGCAGACCCAAGAGTTTCTGGACAGGACCATGCCTGATGAGTCAGTGCTTCTGTTTGTGATGGCAGTGCCAACAAGCAAGGCCCCCACCGTACTAGCAGAAGTGAACCGGTCTATGGGCGAACTGTTCGCGGAGTACACGACCTGTGCTAACCAGGATGTCCGGTCAATATCTGAGGAACCTGAAGAAGAAGATGCTGACCAACACTTTCCCCCTGCCTTAACCTCAGATCAGATCAATGAACTGGAGTTTCAGTTTAAGAACAACAGTGCTGCCATGTTGGCCACCCTGGTCAACCTGTATCAGTCTGAACATGGCGATGCCACCTTAGAGGAAGTGGGTAGGACCATGGCCCGTCTGGTCAACCCTGATTCAGGGTACAAAGAGACCCAACGATTCACCAGGATGCTGGAAGACCTGCAGAACAATATGAGCGTCCCGGAGGACGACAGAGATTGTCTCCAGTTCCTATCCACTTTGGCCAGAATGCTGCGCCCGTTTGAGGGCGAGACTTTTGGCGGGGATGTTGAGGAACTACTGGATTACATTGGTTGCTGAACGCATCTTGGCCCTTGCTCTCCTGACTGAGTTGCAGGTGAACCGGGTTAAAACCTCCCCATCCAGGGAGGGTTCAAGGTAAACAATAGGATTATCTAATTCAAAAAGAGTCCTTTGGAGGCTAAATCCAAGGGACTCTTTTGTCTTTCTGATGGCAATCTCATGGTCTATCCAGGCAATAGCGCTGTCTGGTTCATAGAGTGCCTTTAGTTGAAATATGCGTTGAAGATCACTGTTTGAACCTAGATTGATTTGCACTCTAATCACTGATGTCTGAGGGTCAAGACAAATGTCAATACTCTTGATAGAACTTCCTATGGCATCTTCTGTGTCCCTCTCATTTTCCCTTGAATCCCGAACCCTGATTGTTGAATCCATTGTTAAAATGTGCTCAAGTTTACCGTCCGTCCTGAAATTAAAGCTAGGTAAAACATTAATAACATTAAAAACAATTTAGAGGAGCAAAAAAGATTGCAGTAGCTCGTATGAACTACTGCAAATAAATCTAGCGTTAACATATTAAAAGAGGCAATTTTGTCCTCAAGGGAAAAATCTTTCCCTTGAGGACAAATCTATGGAAATACATCTTTAGATAGATGCTATTCCCAGTCCGGTTCTTCCTCGTCCTCCTGCGGCCAACCGGCATCTTCCACGTCCTCTGAGTCATCGTCTAACCCTTCCTCCAGGGGGTCTCCAGATTCATTAAGGGGGATAGACTCCCCATCCGGTTCCGTGTCCTGCCGGGGCTGAGACCCCTGACCATTCATCAGGTCAGCGCCGGACTGAAGGCCAGGGATGTCAGATAGTGCAACCTCATCGTCATCAGACACAGCATCCTGTTGCAACATCTCTTCCAGGCGTAACTTGAAAGTTTGATAGTCATTTTCCGTCAGGTGAGCTGGATGGGTTGCTGACCCTCCGTGTTTGCTCGGGTACTGCATGAGGATGGCCGTTATCTCATCCTGGCTCAGTTCTAGCTGCCGCCTCAGTGATGCAGTTTCAGAAGACCTACGCCTGGAAATGGCAAGCCCATCCTCAATTTCAGCATCAGAGGCCGGGGCCGGGGTTGCACTACCTGGCATAGGAGATGTAGTTGCCTTTGGTTTCGGTCGTGGGGCCGGGGCCGGGGTCGGGGCCGGGGTCGGGGCCG